TCCCCCTGGCAGTCAGGGCCCCCGGGGGGTTCAGATACTTCAGGGGGGTGGGGGGTGGCGCCGCTGGGGCCGCGGGGTGGGCTGGCGGGGCTGCTCATGGTCACCCCCAGTTGAGGCTGTTGGCGGGGTGTCCGCCGCGTCGTTTGAGGAGTGCTGGGCGCTGGTGGTCGCGGCTGCCGTCGCCTCGTTGTTTGTTGCAGAGGCCGTGGAGGAGTCGGTCTGCGACGGTGCCTCCGGTTGCGCGGCTGCGGGTGTGGTCGGCAGCGAGTTTCCCTGTGTCTGGGTCGTTGCTGGCGGGGTCGTAGTCGGGGTTGCGCTTGGGGTCGCGGTACATGGGTTCGCCGCACCACCAGCAGGGCGTGGTGTCGGTGTGCTTGCCGAGGAGTCGTACGCGCTGCTTCTGGTGGCTCCAGCCGAGTCCGCGTTGTGTCGTGTTGCGTTGCTTGGCTGTTGGCATCAGGTCACGCGTGCGATGTACACGCGAGGGTTGGGGCTGGCCGCGGCGCACCACATCGCCGACTCGACGTGCTGCTCGTACTCGTGTGCGTCGTCGAGGATGACCGTGTCGACGTCGATGCTGCGGTGACCGGTGGTCGTGACTGCGCGGACGTCGATCAGTCCACCGTTGACGAGGTCGATCCGCAGGTTGCCGCTACTGCGACGCACGCGGGTGATCGAGTCGTTGTCGATCTCGTTGGCGACGCGCTCGAAGGTGTTGCGCTCGACGATGTTGCGTGTGCGGGTGCTCGCCATCGTGGTCATCGATCGGCCCTTCCGTCAGAGTCGGTGGCCGCGTTGGGCGACTTCGCGTGCGGCTGGTGTGTCTGGTCGGGGTCGCCAGCGTTGGCCCATGATGCGGTAGAAGCAGGCTTCTGCGTCGTCGATCTCGAGGGCGAGTTGTCCTCGTGCGTTGGACTTCTCGAGGTCTCGGATGACGGTGATGCGTGGGAGCAGTTCGCGTTCGAAGCGTTGTCGTTGCTCGGGGCTGATGTGGTGTCCGGCTTGGATCTCTTGGCTGACTGCTGTGATGCGGGCGACGAGCATCCGCCACTTGTGGGCGTAGTGGTTGTCGGGGATGGCCTGCATCAGGTGACCTTCCAGAACCGTCCGCAGGAGTCGCACTTATCGATGGTGAGCGGGTTGTCGTTCACGTCGTAGTACACGCGCTCGTCGTGACGATGGAAGCCCAGCCAGCAGAGGATCGTCTCGATGGCCTGCATCAGGTTGCGCGCTTGGGATAGCGAACCGGGATCGTGGTCGTCACCTTGCTGGCCCCTTTGCTACCCGCAAGGATTTCCCCATCAGCATCGGTGCGGAAGTAGGTGACCTCAACCTCGCCGTAGCGGATCGCCGTCTCGAAGTTCTTGTCTGGTGCGATGCCGAGGAACTCGAGTGCGCGCACGATGTCTTCGGACTGGATCTCGTCGGGTAGCTCGGGCAGATGCATCAGTGGGTCTCCGAGTTCGTTGATCTTGGCGAGGAGGTTCCGTGCCGCTTCCGATCGGCTGGTGTTGGGCAGCGTGTAGGTGCACAGCACGTGCGGGTCTGGTCGGAACAGGCTGGTCTTGCTGGGATCGACGAGCCCACCCGAGGCGAACTCAGGCCGGCGCACGTCGTTCCCTCCAGTTCTCGAGGTCGCCGTAGCGGGGCCGCATGTAGAAGCTGTTGCTGTCGTCGGTGAGTGCGGCGACGATCAGGTCGAATGCTTCTGTGGCGGTGTGGCCTTGGTCGGCGTGGTGGGCGATCAGCTGGTGGATCGTCTCGTCCGGTGGGATGAGGTCAGGTCCGTCGTCGGTGTTGGCGACGTTGGGCTGGTCGAAACCCAGGCTGTCACTGTCGTTGGTCCACAGGGTGCCGGGCAGTCCGGATGGCGTGGCGATGGACACCCATCGTCCGCGGCCGGTGCGGTCGACGTTGTAGGTCTCGGCCATGATCACCTCCGGACACGCGAAACGCGACCGGACACGTGGGGTGTCAACAGTCGCGCTGGCGCTAGCCTACACCACGACTTGCTGAAAACCCTCTGATCAGCATGCATGTCGCATCTCACGCTCTCGCCTTTCTCGATTCCTTCGCTCGTTTGTGTGCGGCCAGCACGTCGCCGAGCTTGTACCACCACTTGCTTGTGGCCTCGTCCCACTCGCCCGCCAGGTAGCCCTTGCGGCGCAGGTAGTCCACGCGATCCCGGTTGAGTCCTTTGCCCTGGTCGCCAAGCTTGTGCGCCAGTTTGTGTACTCGACCAGCGTCGACATCGTGCCGGTTCGCCTCGTCGACCATGTGTTGCTCGATCCGGTACTCGCGCTGCATCTCCCCCGCCGCGCGCGCCGACGCCGAGATGGTGCGACATAGAGACGCGTGGATCTCGCGCGCGTCAGCCATGACGGCGATCGCCACCACGTTCCGGCGAAGCCACTGGGCCTGGCCCAGGACGCTGCCGCAGGAGTCGGGCACCTCGATGCAGCGATGCTCGCAAATGTGACGAACCGTGGTGCCCAGCTCGTTGCACAGCTTGTCCAACTGCTGCTGTGCCCCAATGTTGTACGGCGGTCGAGACGTCGGTGCCGAGTGCGCCTCCACGCCACCCCTGCGCGATTGATGCCCGGTCGCGGCGATGGCGAGCGCCATGGCGATATCGGACACCTTGGCCAGGTGATCCGCGAGATCATTTAGCTCGCCGTCGGTCAGCAGCAGCCCGTTTCGAATGCTCACTGTCTGTGTTCCTCCATAGGCATCAGGTCGAAGCGGGTATCGATTGCGGCGGGGTCGATCTGGACTCCCGGGATCTCGTTGAGGAGGCCACACACGTGGGCGACGGCTGCGTCGAACACGGCCTGCAGGTCGACGGCGGGGTGTCGTTTCTGCCAGCCCTGCAAGTACGCGAGGACCTCCGGGTAGGGCGCGTCCGGGTGGGGCGGGCGGTCGAGCGTGGGGACTCGGTTCACGATGGTCATGAGATCGGGTCGTACTCGACGTTCGTGGAAGCCCAGGTGTAGTTGCGGAACCTGTGTGCGCCAGGGTGTTTGCGAGAGAGCTCGCAGTGCCAGTGCGAATATCCACCCGACCGTGGTGGTGGGCTCTGCTGGCAGGTGAACGGCACTTTGCCGTGGACTGCGGCGTGCAGCGCTCGGTAGTAGATCCACCGGCGCAGGCCGAACCACTGCGCCTTCGCCTTGTGTTCCCAGAGGAACCACCACACGAACAGGCCCGCGTTGATGTCCTGCCACGGGAGGGGTTGCATGTGTCCGCCGTGATCGGGGTGATTGGGGTACATGCCGACCTTGGTTGTGCGGCCGTCGTCTTGGAGGTCGAAGATGCGCCAGGGGATATCGCCGCGGCTGGTGTCGACGTCGCGAAACTCGGTGGTGATGTAGCAGCCGAACCGCTGGTCGAAATCGGCGACGAGCGATGTGGCGATGCCCTCGACGTACTGGGTGGGGATCCACCACAGGTCGCGTCCACGTGGCGGGCCCGCGTAGCCACAGTCGTAACGGCCGACGAGCCACATGACCGGGCGCCCCCACGAGTACCAGCGATTCCAGTCGCCGACGGCGCGCGCAATCCGGGATCGCAGGGTGTCGTCGTGCTCGAGCTTGGTCCAGCCGCGGGCACGCATCCACCGGGAGGTGGCGTGCGCGAGGGAGGTGTGCAGTCGGGCCACTGGCTTCTGTCCGGTCACGGGGTCTCCTCAAGGGTGAGTTCGATGCGTGGGTGGGTGGGTAGCGGGCGGTGGAGCGTGGGGACTCGGTTCACGATGGTCATCAGTCGAGGTGCTCCAGGTCTGTTGGGCGGGCGGCTAATTCCCAACCGAGGTACCGTTCTTGGCCCTCGGGTACGTGGGTGACCTTCACGACCAGACCGTCCGGCTCACCCAACGGCAGGCCCCCCTTGATCGTGTCGGACATCCAGCAGCGGTCAGTGATCTTCCCCGCGAAACCGTCCTCCCGGACGTACCGAACCCGCTCGCCGATGGCGAACTGCGGTCGCGCTGGCGGCGCCCAGTGGACGTGTTCGTGGTTGGGGTCGACGTTGAGCCGCACGGTTTCGTGCATCAGGGCGTCTCCTCGATGGTGAGTTCGATGCGGGGTCGGGTGGGGTCGAGGCGGATGCGGTACCGCTCTTCGGTGACGACGGTCCAGTCGTCGGCGGGCAGGATTCCGGCGTCGACGAGTCCGTCGATGGCGGCCTTGGCGGTGAGGGTGAGCGATCCGACGTCGCGCTTGCGGCGGTCGGGGACGAACCAGGTGCAGGTCGCTGTGACGGCGCATTCGCGCAGGGGCGCGAGTTTCGCGCTCTTCGCGAGCCAGCACGCCGTCGTCCGGATTTCGCGCGTCAGGCGGGCCCTGGTGTGCCGGTCGGGTCGCTGGTTCGGTGTGAGCGGCGGCCGCCGGTACGGCAGCACGATCGTGGCGGTCACAGACGACCCCGCTGCCTGAGTCGCTGCACCAGCTGGTCGGCTTCGTGTACCTGGTCGACGAGCCACGCACCGAACGACGTCTCACGGCTCAATCGGCCGAGCGTGAGGGCGAGCACGCTGGACCATGTGGTCTCGGTCTTCCACTGGAGGCGCTCCATCGGCGATCCACCGCCTCGTGCGAGCTGCCAGTCGACGAGTTCGTCGATCTCGGCGTCCCGGATGACCGCGTCGATGCGGTCGAGTAGGTCGTGGTGGTCGGTCATGCCGCCCCCCCGTCGTCGCTGCGGTTGCGGAGGGCGTCGAGTTCGGCGCGGGCCTGGGCGCGAGCGTCGTCGTCTCCGGTCGCCTCGCGGGTCGGGGCGTGGACTGCTCGTAGCGCCGGCCGATCGAAACGCCCGAGCTCGGCGGCGAGGGGGCTGATCATGCGCTGCACCTTGGCGTCGATGGCGGCGTCGCGACGGGCGCGCCCTTCATCGGTCGCCATTTCGGCGTCCGAGCGATCGCGTCGAACCGTCCGGGCGGACTGGATGATCTCTCCGGGTTCCGGTGCGGTGTCGGTGGTATCGGCTGCGCGGCGCTCGACTGCAGCCAGGAGATCGCGGAGTTCGAGGTTGTGGCGGTTGAACATGCGCGCCCAGGTGTCGGCGGTAAACTGGGCGGCTTGGGGGTCGTCGTGCCAGCGTGGCGCGGTCCGTGGGTGGCAGGCCGCGACGCACGACATGACTTCGAGGGCGTCGGCTCTGGTGATGGTCATTGGGCGATCTCCCGGCGGGTGTGGGATTGTTCTTCGGCTCGGGCTTGGGCGGCGATCTCGGCGATGCCGCGGAGCTTGGACGGCTTCGTGACGGAATTGGGTGTGGCGCGGGATCTTCGGGCTTGGACGACGTCGCCCGCGATCGATTCGAGCCACTCGGGCTTTGCCCCTTTGCGCCGTTCCCATTCACGTAGCGATTCGCGGATGACATCGTCGGGGAGCTGCTGGCGGGCGAGCTTCGTGACAGCGTTTGCGAGGCGATCGAGCGTGCCTCGGGGGTAGCCGTTGTTTCCGAGCTCCTGACGGACGACGGTGCGTGCCGCCGAGGATGGTTCGGCGCGCACGGGGCGGACGGTCTCAATCTCGCGCGGCGGTTCGGCCGGGATGGGAACCCCATCCGCGAATGACGACGACGATTCACGCGCGCCTACGTTTCGTAAGTCGTCGTCCTTACGTACGTCCTTATCTATATCTCTGTCTTCGTCTTCGTCTGTAAGCGTGACGTCACGTGACTTGTCACGTGACTCGGCGGCCTTGCGCTCCCGCTCGCGTCGCTTGCGTTCCCGGTCTGAACGCTTACGTTTGGCCAGCTCATCGGCTTGGTGGTTCCAATTCCCCCACCCGTTCATTCGGTATCCGGTCACGATTTCTCGCGCAGATTCCGTGACACAATCTGCGCAATTGCCGGGGACGGTTTCTGCACAGATGTTGTTGCGGTTTCTGCACGGATGTTGTTGCGGTTTCTGCGCGGAATCTGCGCAGATCGGGATCAGCACACCGCGCGAAACCAGGTCCCGAACCTGTGGGAGAGCACGCGGAAGGCCGACCGCGATGTGCGGATGTAGCGGCAGAACCCCCGCGGTCTCGTTGTCGCCACACCAGGCGATCAGTCGGGTGAACAGACGCTCAGTCGCCGCCGAGCATCCCGCGAGCTTGCTGTCGAGGTAGTACTTCGTGGCGAGCCAGATCTTCTCCATCAGTCGTCATCCACCTGCCTTCCGTTGCTTCTGGTTCTGGGCGAGGCGGCATCTCGCACACACGCGGACGGTCCACTGCTGCAATCGAGATCCGCAGCGCTCGCACCGCGGGAACACGCCTGTCGGCATCACGAGTCACCGCCGACCGGCTGGGCCCACGGGTCGACCGCTGGGGTGATGTCGGTGGCGTCGGGCGGGTACACGGTGCGGATGTCGAACCGGCCGGCCTTCGCGCTGCGCCCGGCCTCATGGGCTTCGAGGTGGTCGTCGAACGGACCAATGAGCGGCGGGCCGCCGTCGCGGCGGTGGGCGAAGTCCACGACGTAGCAGTCAGCCATCGGCGCCTCCGCTCATCGCGAGGATTCGGGGTTGGTGCACTGCGCAGGGCGTCGGTGCACCGCAGAATCCGCACCAGCGACCTCCACCGGGTCGGCGAATCGACGGGGCGTCGTGGTGGAGCGGGTCGCGATGTGCGGTCCGCGCAGCTGCACCCATGAGGCACATGACGAGGTCTTCGGGCATCGGCTCAGGGGTCAACCGCGGTGCCTGCACCTTCGCTCGCAGTCGGGTGCCGGACCGGACGAGCAATCCCCACCCCTCGGGCAGCTCGCCCTCGCGCACGATGTCGGCGCTCGGCACGACGAGCCACCAGTGGTGCATGTAGCGCTTGAACGCCTCGGCCTTGTCGGGCGCGCGCAACTCGGTGAGCCAGTCCGACCTGGACACCTTCACCTCGTGACCATGGAACGCCAGCTTGGAGCCGTACGGGATCCCGGGGTAGCGGTCGGCAGCGATGAAGTCTGCAATGCGCCGGAGCTTGTAGCCGGAGCTGAGTGCTGACGGAACATGCTCAGCGCGGGTCCACCGGTCCGCGATGGTGAAGTCACGGATGCTGGTGTAGCGCTTGTGAAGCAGGTCGAGCATGTCCCGTTCGGTGGCCATCAGCACCCACCTCCGGCAGCGCGGTCGGCGTCGCCCCACTCGCGGAACAGGCGTCGCCGTTCTGATGCCGTCAGCAGGACGGCACGGTCGACAGCCGCCAACACCCGCAGTGCCGGCGCGCACCATGTCTCGATCGTGTCCTCCGTGGACCGCTCGAGATCCCCAACCGGTTCGACGCGGTACAGGTCGCCGCGGCCGTAGAGGCTGGCGTAGTGCTTGGCGTACAACCGGTTCGGGGTGGCGTACACGCGCTCCGGGCGCTGAGAAGGGCCGTCCATACCCTGGTGGGCCTCGCCGCGGGCGCGGGCCTCGCACCACGGGCAGCCGTCATGGTGACTGCGTTCGTGGCCAGGCTGGATCAGATCACCTGGCCGCAGCCCTGGGACGCCGCCATGGAACAACCGGGGCGCCATCAGCGATCACCGCCGTTCGCGAGCTCCAGGAGCACGTCGGCATGACACGGCTGGTCGAGCGGGCACCAGCACACGAGGTCCCGCCCGCGCAGCTTCGTGCGAATCTCTTCGAGACTCGGGGCACTGAATGGCTTCCAGTCGATTGGCCAGCCACCGCCGGACACGTACGCGCGGTAGCACTCGACCGACTCGGCAGCGGTCATCGCTCGGACGTTGACGACCGTGAACGTCCCGTCGGCGTGGTGATAGTCGTGACGCATTCCGGCTGCGCTTATCCGCCCCTCGTACTCCCAGTCGTGGCCGGGATGGTCTACAGCGGGTTCACGCACCAGACCGGAGGGGCTGCCGAGTGCGAACGGGTTACCCCATCTCGTCGGCCGACCAACGTAGACCGCGCCTTCGGGCATCCGCCAGCCCTTCGTGCGGCGGCGCTGGATTCGTTGCGGTGCAGTCATTTGCAGTCGCCTCCGGTGGCCTCAGGACGTTGAGCTTCGGCGGGAACCTCGATACCGAAGTGACCGGCAATCCGGTCGAGGGTGGCGTTGTCGAGCTGGTGGGATTCCTCGACAGTCGGCAGTAATCCGTCTGCGTTGGCCTCAGATTCGAGACGATCGGCGGGCAACGCCTTGCGGGCGGCCGACATCGGGCATTCGGGCCCGTCGAGCTCGCTGAAGCCGTGGGCCTGGCAGCTGCCGTGATGGTCGAGCCGACAAGGCTCGTCATCCAGGAAGCGGCTCAGCAGCCCGCGTAGGTGATCGACTTCCCCATGAGCGAGACCGACCATCTCCCACGTCGGTTCGGGAGGACACTCCTCAGGTGACCAGCACTCCACGGACGCCTGAGCTGCGTCGGTGTGGCGGGAACACAGTTCGTCGTACGTCGTGGGCACGGTGTAGACGTGCCCGGTCGGCGTCGTCTTCGGCCATGTGTGCTCGTTGTCGCTCATCAACGCACCTGCTCGAATGTGACGACCGCACCGAGGAGGTCGTGGTGGACGTCGAGGAGCCGCCAGAAGGTGACGGTGCCGTTGTTCTCGAGTCGGCTGACGACGTCGCCGATGCGGCGGGCCTGTCGGGGGTGGGGTCTACGGTCGTCCGCAGTCCTCGTCCCCACAGCCGCAGTGGGTCGGGGGTCAGGCCCTGGTCGGCGTTGGGAAGCGTCGACCAGGGCTGTTCTCGTTTCGAGGCTGGCGGTCACCGCGCGACCACCTCGAAGAGCGCCAGCGGTCCGCCTTCGCGCTCGCGGGCGTGCTGCTCGTAGTCGTCGGCGACCGCAGTGAGTTTGGCGTCCCGGGCCAGCCGTAGCGGCGACCGGTCACCGGAGTACCGGCGGCGACCGCACCGGCAGTAGGTGCGGAACTGCCACGGGTTGAACGTCTCTGGCGGGTGATCGTCGGCGTCGCACCGCTGGCGGGTCTCCGCCTCGCCGGGCAGCGGTGGGATCAGTTCGTGCTCGGTGAAGCTCACATTGCACCGCCGAACTCGAGGCCGGCCTGGCCGTCGGGCAGGGTTTGGACCGGGACGAGGCGGGTGTCGCGGATTCCACGGGAGTGGAGGACGTACACGGTCTGCGTCGAGCTGACGGCGCGGGCGAGATGCTTGGTCGCGTCGCGCGGGACGCCGACGATCCGCTCGATGTCGGCCGAGGGGACGAGGTCAGTCACGATGCCTCCTGGAATAGGTCGAGTTGTTGGCCAGCGAATCCGGTGGTGTGGCAGTCGCATTCGCAGGTGTAGTGCTCGACGGGTGCGACGATGCGGGCGCCGGTGTTGTGGGTGTGCTGGGACCAGCCGGGGCGGAAGGTGGCGACGATGCCGCGGGGGCTTGCGCGACGGTGCTTCAGGTCTCGCCAGCACACGCAGTTCGGTGGTCGTTCGCGTCCGGCCCAGCACGCCGCGTGGTCGTCGGCGGTGCAGTGCGGCGAGCTCGATGTGGCGGCGCTGCTCGACGGCTCGGCGAACCACTCGGCGCGGACCTGCTCGAGTTCGCGCGTGCCTTGGAGGCCGATCGCTTCGAGAGTGATGCGGTAGAGCGCAGGAATGTCGCGGGTGTTGACCGGGTAGACCCGCCACGCGACCAGCGCGCGGGCCCGGAGCTCATCAGGCAGGCTGTCGGCCCACTTCTGGACCCGAGTCAGGGTGATAGACACCTCGCGCTCGGGCTGCCACTGGGTGGGCCACCACCCGGTGAGCTTGTTGCCGCGCACCCGGTAGGAGAATCGGCCGTTTCCGCCGCCGCACATGCTGCTTCGCACGTGGTCGGTCGTGCGGGACGTCGCGACGATCGGAGCGATGACGCGGTGTGTTTCGCGGAGTAGGTCGACCTCGTCGGCCGTGAGGGTCAAGGTCATAGGTCGGCTCCTGTGCCGGTGCTGGTGTTGTGCTCGACGGGGCGGGCGTTGCGTTTCTCGTTGAGCCCACCACACGAAGTAGCCGGCGGCGCCGAGGATGGCCGAGAGGGCGGCGGTGGCGGTGATCCCGGCGGCAGTCACGAGCCACTCCCGTTGAGAGCGTGCGCGAGCAGGCGTTCGGTGGAACGGCGGCGAGCGCGCACGGCTTCGTCGTCGATCTCCCCTCCCCCGCGGCCAGGGCCCACCCACCCATCGAGTCCGGAGGCGTTGCCGTCATCCCACGCCTCATCGAGCACCGCGGGAAGCGCGTCCCGCATCCGCTGGATGGTGGCAAGAGCGGCGTCGAGCTCCCCGCGAGTCCGGTCGAGCGACAGCTCGGCGCGAACCTTGAGCTGACGCTGCTCGCTAGCCTCGTCGGCGAACACTTCCCACGGCTCGCGGCCATCGAACTTGCACTTCTCACCGAGCGCGAAAGTGGTGTCATGGGTTTCGCACCAGGCGAAGTCGTAGGGCGCACCCTGTTTCATGTCGCACGGCGCCGGCTCGAGTTCAGCGAGGAGTGCCGGGATTCTGGTTCGCACCCACGTGTTCAGTCGGTATCCAGCCCCCGGGGCGTCGAACGGGGATGTGCCGTCGAGGAATGCTCGATCAGATTCGAGGTCTCGGCGGGCGGCGGCCCGCACATCGTCAGACATTGCGCGCCGCCTTTCGCTTCTCGCTCCACTCGTTGAGTTCGCGCGCGTAGTTCTCGGCAGTCTGGCCCGGGTTGGTGTGCTCGAGGATGCTGGTCTTCGTTCCGCCGTAGACGGTGAACTCGTCGCGCTGGTGGTAGTCGGAGTCGAGCAGGTAGCCGCCTCGGAGGTGGAATCCCAACTCGCGCTCGATGTCCTCGTGGCTGTCGCCGTAAACGGTCAAGGTGTGCTTGTACTTGTGCACGGGTGGCGGGTTGTCGGTCATCGAAGCTTCTCCTCGAGTGGGTATTCGACGAACACGTGCCAAACGAACTGGCCGCCGTTGGTGAGGAAACTGGCGAGGTGGTCGGCGCGGAACGTGAACGGATGGCCTGTGCCGGCCACCCGGACGCGGACGTCCATGACCTCGTCGATGTCGGCGATTGCGAGGTACCAGAGCTCGATCGACGTCTCGGTCGGGTCGATGTGCGGTCGGGCCGGAGCGGCGTGGAGCGCTCGCACGAATCCCGGTAGCTGCACGAGGGTTTCGTCGGCGAACGGGATGGTGACGCGGTGGACGACGGTCTTCGTGGTCATGGTGTTGCTTCCTTCGTGCGTGGTGCGGAGTAGGCGTTGCGGCCGGCGGGGTCGACGATCTGCCAGCGCCGCGGCTTCCAGAGGGGATGTGAGGTGCGGTCGAGTGCGGCGCCGATGGTGGTCGCGTTCTCGGGTTCGAGGACGCCGTCAAGGTCGACGAGGGTGAACACCCCGGACGTCATGCCTTGGGCACCACCAGGCGGCTGCCGGCCGCGAGCAGCTGCGCGCGGCGCCGGAGCGACGTCGCGCACTCCCAGTAGTGCTCGGGGTTGGCCGCGCCACGGTCCGAGCCGATGCCTTCGAGAACACCGGCCGCACGGCGGATCTGGTCGGGGTCGGTGTGGTCGACGGGTTCCACCATGCGTTCCGGGGCGGTCCACGTCGTTCCGTTCCAGACCAGATCGCCGGACTTGATGCGCTCGATCAGTCTCTCCGCGTTGCCCGCCGCCCGCCGCCACGCCTCGGTGGCGGCGGCGTCCCGGCGCATGGCGTCGAGGTCCTCGACCTCGCCGTCGGCGTAGTGGATCGCGTGGACGCGGTACGGGTTGTCAGTCACCGGACTGAGCCGTGTCGCTGGCGTCCTCGGCGGCGAGGCCGGTGACGGTGTCGATCAGCGCGCCGTCGCCACGGCCGCCGGCCTCGCCGGAGGCGACGAGTCGCTCGAGCTGGTCGATCACCTTCGCGCACTCGTCGGCGGTCAGCGGGGTGTCGTCCTCGACGGTCCGCTCGATCAGCTTCTGGATCACGGTCTTCTTCTTCGCCTTGTCGGCGGCCGACTTCCATCCGATCCCGGCCCGGTCGAACAGGTGGTTCAGCCTGCGCACGTCCTCCTTCGACGGCGCGGCCGTGTCGGACTCGGTCGACTCCCCCACGGCTTCAGCGGCCTCGGTGGCCGGCGCCTCGGGTGTGGGCTTCGGCGCGGCGGCGATACCGAGTCGCTTTCGGAGGTCGTCGACTCCGGGTGCGGTCGTCTGCTCGTTGGGGACGCGGCGTGGCCCGTTCTCCGGTGTCTCGGACTCGAGGTCCTCTCGCGTGTAGGCGATGCCGAGGAGCACGTCGGGCGCCAGGCGCCGGCACACCTCGGCGGCGGCCTTCGCGTACAGCATCGCCTGCGGGTCGGTGAGGTACTTCTCGTTCCCGATCAGGTTGCCCTTGGAGTTGACCTTGTATTTTCCGGTCGCGTCGTCGATCGTCGGGACGTACCCGGCCTTCTCGGCGCGCTCGATCGTCCACGTCGAAACCTCGGCGGTGCCGTCTGGTGCCTGGCCCATCACGGTGACCGCCTCGTCCGACGACGACTCGGTCCAGATCTTGAAGCCTCTCGACTTCAGCAGGGCGACCATCGTTCTCGCATAGATGGCCGGGGTGCCGTGGACGACGAAGATCTGCTGCAACGACTGGATCGGGGTGAGGCCGAGTTCGGCGCCGTACAGGATCGCCGCGGTGCCGTCCTGCGGCTTCCCGCGGTAGGTCGACGGGACGAGCGCGGTCCCGCACATCGCCTCGGCCAGCTCGTAGGCGGTGTTCATCGCCTTCGCGTGCTCCATCAGCTGGGCGACGGACTGCGACTGCATCGGCTGCGACGGCGGCAGGATCGACAGCGACTCGTCGGCGGGCGTGTGGGCGGCAACATCGGTGGTGGTCATGCGTAGTGCCTTTCGTGCTGGCGGATGGTGTACTCAGCGGCCCGGTAGGACCACTCGGGAAGCTCGATGCGGTGGATGATCTCGGGGTATCCGGGCCACCGGTCGTTGGTGACGCAGTCGGCGTAGAGGTCGACTGCGGCGCGGTTGAGGGATCGGCCGACGGCGACGGCCTCGGCGGGCAGCTCGATGACCGAGCACAGGAACGGGCGGGTCTTCTCGATCGCGAAGAACAGGAACTCGGCATCGATGCCCTGCGCGGCGAGCCCGTCCCGGTAGAACGCCTCTTGCTGGTGGTAGCCGTAGTCGGCGCATGACTTCGCGAAGTCCCGGGGCGCAGCCGATTTCGTCGTCTTCACGTCGACGACCATCGACTTGGTCATCCAGTCCGGCCGGCACCGCAACCGCATCCCGGTCTGCTCGTCGTGCCAGTACGCCGACAGCTCCGGCACACCTTCGGCGAACAGCAGCTCGCCGAGCGGGTGCGTGGCGGCGGCCCGGGCGAGCTGCTCACCCTGCGCGAAGGTGTCGACGAGGACCGGAACCTGCCCGTTGGCGCGCGCCGCGGCGCGGGACTCCTTCGCCGCCTTCGTGCGCCAAGAGTCGGCGTCGATGACAGCGATGCTCGACCCCTCCCCCAGGATCAGCGCGTGCGCGACATGGCCGAAGTCGTAGTCCGACTTCTCCACCCGCGGTGCGTGCTTGAACTTCGCGGGCCCGCCCGGCTCGAGGAGTGTGCGGGCGCCCGAGGACGACAGAGAGTTGTAGTCGCCGTGATACTCGAGGTCCGAGATGCCCTCGTAGATACCGTCTTCGGTCGGGATGGTCACAGGGCCACCACCGACAGGATGACGTCAGACACCTGGCGAATCTCTTTGCGACAGCTGCGACACAGCGCAACGTGGGGATGTGTCGCGATGTCGTCAGCGACGATGCGTCGCAGGACGTCGAGGTGCTGGCCGCATATCGGTCGGGCGCGGGTGCTGCATCGCCCTCCCCGCCCAGCGTGGAAGGCGTGCATGGTCACGCGCCACCGTGCGGGCGTGTGGCACTGGTGCTCCGGGTGGTCGCATTCGATGGCTTCGCAGGCGACCTCTGCGTCGAGGTCCGGGAGCGCCGCGTCGATGGCTGCGGGTTTGATGGCGGGGGCGGTCATGTCGCCGGCTCCTCATCGGCGTAGAGAACGACGGATGTTGGTGGAGTCCAGCCGCGGGAGATCAGCCAATCTGCGAGGAGTGCACCGTGTTCGCCGGTCGCCGAACCGAATCGTGTCTGTTGAGAGAGCTCCTGGAGGTGGTCCCTGTGCGCGCGGTGCACTTCCCGCTCGCGCACGAGTGCGTCGAACGCTTCTTCGCCGACGCCGATCTCGCGGTCAGCGAGTACACGGATCGTGGTGTCGATCGCGTTCGACCTGTCGTCCAACCGGGCTACACGGGGTCCGAAGTCACGCTGATCTTGAGGTTGTTGCGGTGGGCGACCAGGGAGCCGCCCGTGTGAGGTCTGGATGTAGTCGGTCACAGACACTCCCCTCTGTGTACGAGATGGCAATCGGGGCAGATGGTTTCGCCCCTGCGGAGTTCGATGTCCTCGGCATCAGCGTTGGGCTTGCCGCGCGCGCACTCGACGTGCATCAGGACGGCCTCAGGGTCACCGCGGTGGACGGGGTGGAAGGCGACCTCGTCATCGACGGCGATCCGCTGCCCGCAGTCGGGGTGCTTGCACCAGCCCGGGAACTTCGCCGGGAACGCCCCGCTCATAACGGCGTCCCGGCACGCACCTGGTCGACGAACTCGGCCAGCGCGCTGAACGGGACGATCAGCTCGGCGCTGTCAGCGAGAGCACCGAGGTCGACGACGAACCGGATCCGGACGCCCGGTCCGTCGTCGAGCGCGAGCGGGGTGATCGTGGCCGGCCGCACCGACGCGACGTTGATCCAGTCCTCGATCGGGTCGCGGCCAAGTTCGAGATCCGCGGTCGTGTCGATGCGGATCGCCGCGGGCGCGGCCGCGGTCACCGGTCGAACCTGGTGGCCAGGACCGGCTTCCCGCCGAGGTGCGTTTCGATCTGCTGGATGACGTCCGCCCATGCGGCGCGCAGCACGTTGCGGGTGGGCTTGAGCTTGATGGTCAGCAGCAGCCGCCCGTGGTCGGGGTTGAACCGGAACCAGCCTTCGACCTTGTAGGTGTCGAGCCCTTCCCACGGGCGGATGGCCAGGGTTACGGTCTGCGGGATTTCCAGGCGCGATGCTCGGCCAGCGGCGCCGGCGGTCGCGCTGGTCTCGTTGCGGTACTCGAGTGCCTGCGAGCCGTTCGACCGGTCGACTGTGGACTCGAACACGCCCTTGCTGGTGGCGCGGATCGAGTTGATGACCTCGACGAGGTCGGCCTGGTCCGGGTCGACGACGGTGTGAAGGAGTTCCTCCACGGCGTCGCCGAACTCGATCTGCGGGAGGAACTTACCGGACAGTCGGTGCCATGCGACCCAGTCGTCGTCGGCACGCAGTTCGAGGCGCAGGCGGTTGTCGCGGAGGCCGGCGCCGTCGTTTGCGTGATCGTTGTAGACGGCTTCGACGCGGCCCTTCGTCTCGTCGCCCCACAGTGTCGAGAAGTCGGGATCGATGCTGTACCGGTCGAGTTCGGCGAGGAATGACGGGACGTCGGTGACCAGGCGGGTGCCCGACTCGGCGGACCGCGTCACACCGGGGATGAACTCGCGGAGGTCGACGACCTCGACCTCGAGACCCTTCTCGGCGGTCGTCGCGGCGATGACGTGGATGCCCTCCTGGATGTTCGGGCCACCCGCGAGTTCGATCTCAGCGAGCTTCTGCGCATCGTCACCCTGAACGAGCGTTCCGGGCGAGAGCTGGATGCTGGTGTCTGCGGTTGCCATGTGTCAGTTGCCTTTCGGTGCTTGGATCTTCTCGACGGGCTCGTCGAAAAGGGGTTCTTGTCTGGGGTCGTTGCGGTGGAGGGTGTTGTCGTCGCCGGGGAACCACATCGACCGGCGCGGCTCGACGGGGACCTTCGCGGTGACGGCGTCGGCGACCTTGACCATCGACTTGATCTCTTTGTCGCGGGAGACAGTGAGTTTCACCGTCACCGACCCCGGCTTGCCGGTCTCCATCACCGCCTCGACGACCTCGGCGAGCTTCTTCGACGCCTCGGTGTGCGCTCTCCCCTTCGCGTGGCCGAGAAGCACGGCGGCGAAGTCCTGTTCTTCGGTGTCGCTCACTGGGTTTCCTTTCGTGGGTTGATGATTCGAAGACGGAGCTATGGGCGGTCCACGTTGGGGACGATGACCTCGGGTTTGAAGATGACGCGGTAGTGGTCGGTGCTGACCTGGGCGCCGGTGGTCTGCTCCGACATCACGAACACGTTGTCGGCCTTGATCACGTGGTGCTTGACGAACGACCCGTCGGCCAGCTTGCAGATGATCTCGTTGCGTCCGTCCGGGAATTCGAGTGAGCATTTGCCCTCGACGACCATCAGGTACTTGTCGGTGATGCCGTTGATCACGGTGATGCGGCGGCTGATCTCGAACTGCTCGGCCGCCTTCTTCAAGTTCTCGTCTGCCACGTCGGCGTCCGTCGAGCAGGCGGTCAGGGTTGCGGCGACGGTCGCGGCGGCGACCAGGAACGCGGCGGATTTCCGAGTGAACATAGTTGTAGCCCTTCGATGTTGGTTGGTTGATTCAGGGGGTGATCACGCCGTGATCGACACGGGTGAAGTCGAGGTCCTCAGCGAGTTCGTCGTCGTCGATCTGCTCGAGGTCGCGGTCGGTCAGCCAGCGCGCGACCCGCGGGACGTAGCTCGCGGCGGTGATGGCCACGCACCCCCAGAAGAAGACTGCGATCACAAACGAGTTCGGGATCGGGGACGCGCGGACGAGGATGACGTCGAGGACGGTGTTCATGCGGGCACCTTCAGGTGAGTGGAGTTGACGGCGAGGACGCGAAGGATCCGCACGATCTCGTCGTTGGATTCCGCGATGCGTTCTAGGCAGGCGAGGACGTCAGGCGGTGGTGGGGTCTCGCCGCCGAACAGCACCTCGCGGAGGCCGGCGGTCGGGACGCTGTAGCGGGTGCCCCACCGGATGACGGGGACGGGGAATTCGTCTGCGGCAGCGAGCTTGTACGCGGCGGACTTCGAGATCCCGAGGGCCTCGGCGGCGGTCTGCAGGTCGGTTGAGACACCGAGTTCGTCGAGTGCTTCGCGGGTGATCATGTTCCTGACCTCCCGTGCTCGATGAGGACGGCGATCGCGGTGGTGAGTTCGGCCATCACCACCAGCGCCTGCTGCAGCGACAGATGCAGGTCGGTGGAGTCGTCACCGGGGGTGACAATCCCAATCGACTCGACGCCCCCGGTGGACTCCCCCACCCCGATGTAGCAATCCCCATGGCGGGTCGCGACGGGTGTCGGCTCGGCGTGGAATGCGAAGTGGCTCATCGGTCCCCTCCCGACGCGACGCGAATGACCCGCGTGTGAATCTGCTGTGTCTCGGGATCTGTCGAGACCTCGTAGACGCCGGGGGACGGCACGTCGGGATATCCGGAGTGCAGATTCCCGCGCCACGACGATGGCTTCTCCTCGGACGGGTCCGGGTGCCAGGTGTGCGAGGTGGTCAGTCCGCTCTCGGCGTCGATCTCTTTGTGTGTCCTGACCATTCGCCCGTCGGAGTACCGGTTGCGGTCGCCGAACGGCGTCAGCAGATCGCGCATCAGGTCCATCGCGTCGGAGATCGCTCCGAGTTCGTCCTCGTGCCCGTCGTGGTCGCACATGGACCCGGCGATCGCGTCGGAGGTCCAGTCGGTTGTGGCACGCATCCGCGCGTACGCGTACTTGAGTGCGTCGTCCGCCCTCACGACGCTGCCTGGATGTTGGGGAGCAGGCCGGCTAGCCGTGCCAGGTCGACGGCGTGAACAGCCTTGATGTAGCAGGTCTTACGCGCTTGGCCATTGTTTCGTCGTGGTGCGTTGCGCTGCTCTTTGACGTCGAACCAGGTGAAAGAGGGTTTCCCGGCGCGCGGTCGGTACTCAGTCTCGGTCACCTTGCAGCCCTTGGATCGCGACCACCGCTCGAACGTCTTGGCGTAGATGAGTGACTTCTCATCGCGGAGGAGGGCGAAGGCCTGGGGCTCGGTCAATCCGTAGGTTCGCCCCCAGTCCTCGACCAACATGACGTCGTCGTCGACGAGCACGTGGGTGTGGACGTATTCGATCGCCGGACGCTCGCGCTCGCGTTCCTCCTTGAGGGACTCCACCTCGGCGGCGAGCTGCTCGTTGCGGGTCCGAAGGATGCCGAACGCCTTCTCTAGGATCTGGTCGTCGGACTCGCGAGCGACTTCTTCGACGGTCAGCAGGTAGTCGCGGACCCGCCGCGCGATCGGCGAGTCGCGGAGCAGCATCCCGACGCGGAGGACGGCGCGGCGCGGGAAGAGGGACATCGAAGGGGCCGTGCGCGGCATCCCCAGCTCGTCGGGAGTCAGTGACAACTTGTCACTGACTTCTGCGCGGGTGAGGACCCGGTACCCATCAGCGTCGAACTCGTCCTTGTTGCGAAGGACTGTCTGGCGGATCACCTCGCGGGTGGTCCCGTAGAAGGTGGCCACTTGGTCGGCATTGGCGTGCATGTCGTCGGGCAGCGTCGCGAGGACTCCGACCTTGTCGAGCACATCGGTGCGGGTGGCGAGCTGGTCTCTCTCGGTTCTCGCTGCTGGTAAGGTAAGGTCTTGCATCTGATTTCCTTTCCGGAATGACAGAGCCCCGGTGGTGGTTCACCGGGGCTCTCTTCGTGAGGGCGGTACTTTGCGCGATGTCGGGCCGCCTAGTGGCCACCGCCGGGCATCATGAGGGACTGGATCTCGCGACGGTTTCGCTCGGCGTTCTCCATGGCGTCGAGGCTTCGAATCTCTGCTTCAGCCTTGGCTGCCCGTTCGCGACGTCGCTCTTCGGTTCGACGCAGCTGTTGACGCTCCCTTGTGTGGCGCTGCCGCTGCGCCCTCTTTCGATCACCCACCGTCTTGGTCAGTCCCGACCCGGTTGTTCCGAGTCCAGCGATCTGGTGCGCGCGTGCCTGGATCGCCTTGCATGCCGCTTCCGTGGCGCCGCTGTAGATGGTCAGTTTCGTGCCCGGCTCGTACGGATGCCGATACACGGCGCGGTCGGTTCGGCCGAAGGGGTCGTCTTCGCACTCGAAACCGAGAGCTTCGAGGACCTCGCGGGATTCGCGGATATAGCGCTTCATGTGTCGCCGCTCCTCATCACGTTGTTTGTCGCCGTCTCACCAGTGGGGTCCGCATACGCGATCACCCTCTGCACGTCCGGGTTCGCGAGGGCGCTACGGCGCTGTTGGGCGGTCAGCTCGACCTGGTTGGCGAGGAAGTCGAAGAAATCGAACCCGTTGCCCTGGATGCGGTTGACGAACCGGACGCACAGGCGGTTGATGCGATTCGGCCCATAGTCGACTCCGCAGTTCCAGAGGACGGTGCGCGCCGCAACCTTGAGGTCTTCGATGCCGGAGAAGTCGATACTCCGGGGGGAGCTGGAGGTCCGGGCCGCGCCCGGCGGTGGGGTCACTATGGCCTCCCTGCCGGAGGACTGGTGGCCTCGGCCGCATCCCCCGCGGCCGAGGCCTGCGCGCCAGTGGCGCGCTCTCCGCATCCGCACCGGCGGACATCGGAGTGGTCGGTGAGTTGAGGCGTGAGATCACCGAGCGTGGTAGCAACCTCGATTTCATCGAGGCTGGCCGTGGTGATGGCGGGGCCGAGGCCATGGACGTCGACAACTATGTCGGCGCGGTCGCCGAAATAGCCCTCGATGCCGACGACTGGATAGGCGACGAATTGGCTTGGACGCCAGGTCGCGGTGTTCATGCCGGTACATCCACTGCGGCGGCGGAACGCGGGGCGTAATCGGTGGTGATGGTGCCAGCCGGAAATCCGTACGCCTCGTTCAGGGCATCGAGCAACTCGACCGAAATTCCACGCAGCCCGCTCTCTATGGCTGACAGCGCTCCTTTTGTCGGGCGGTCGCCAGTGATCGCCTCAACCCGGTCGGCGATGTCATCAAGCGTCGGTGTGGGATCGAGCGAGAGTCGGTGCGCTTTCAGACTGATATGCGGAGGAGTTTTGCGAATCCTCTGGCGACCGTATCGCCGTTTTGCCGCCGATCTGCTTTCCATGTCGCCAAACTACTCGGCAAACCGGTGTCTGGTCAAGCAGAACGGCGACAAACTTGCTCTCATCTGTTGAAACTGTTGCGTGTAATTTGCTTTGACCAGGACTTACGCTGATGTTGTTTGCCGCACCCGACTGGAGTTTGCCCAAGTTTTTCGCCAGTCTTGTGTTCATGACAGACAGCAGTTCGCCAGACTTGGAGCGCTTCGGCCGCATCGTCAAAGCGCGTAGGGAGCAGCTGGGCCTGAACCAGGACGACCTTCCTAACGGCCCTAGCACCACAACACTGACGAAGATCGAGAACGGCACACCTCCGCCGCCAGTGCGAGGCACGCTTCGCAAACTGGATCTCAGCTTGCAGTGGTCCGAGGGGAGTGCTGCACATGTTCTAGCCGGCGGGCGCCCGACGCCCCTCCCTGCCGACGACGGGTACGTCGGAACAGACGACCGTGGGGAGGAGTTGTTCGAAGTTCCGGGTGTACGTCCCTTCGAGATGGTCACCCTCCGAGACGGGACCGAGATCCCATTCCCAGACGAACTGATCGAGGATGCCGGGATCGCGAGGGCGTATCTTCAACGGCCCCCCACGGACCTCGACAGCGGTGTTCGCGCGATCCTTCAGGGCGTCGTCGACCGCGCCGACCTCGAAACCCTGCAGGCGCGTATCAACCGCCTGACCCGGTCACAGCTGCTTGAGCTCAGCGAGTTCGTCGACGAACTCCTCACCCACCACGAAGAAGGGGCAACCGATGACCTCACGACGGAACCGACGGCTCAGGGCCGCACGAGCGAAACGCCTGAAGGTCAGAAGACCCGGGGCAGGGGGAGCCTGCCGCCACGCCCACGTCGGGATCAGATACGTAGCGTCGGCCGACGCATTACAACCACGCGGGCGATCAAGCGTCCGAACTTGACACCCCCCAATCAAGCTGTGGATGTTGAGCCGCCGGCCTACCCACCGGGCGACCTACCGCTGGCCGCCGACACCGGCGGCCCGAAAGGCATCGAGACACCCCCGACCGACGACGAGTTCTCGCAGGATCCGGACGACCACCGGCAGGAATGACATCGGTGTAATCCCCGGTCACGCAACACATTTGTCGGTACCCCACGATACGAACTAGGACATGTTCAACCCATGGCGCTACCTCGCAGAGCACCACCCACACGTGAAGGTGGTGTGGACCCAGCTCCCCGGCGCTGTGCGCGCGGTGACGGACGGGCGCACGATCTGGATGGACGTGCAACTGTGCCAGGTCCAGCGGCGCATCGCTGTCTGTCACGAGACGTTCCACATCGAACGCGGCATCATCCCCGCCGACGAGGTCGAGGAACGGCGCGTCGACAGACTCACCGCCGAGCGGATGATCGCACTCGACGACCTAGTCGACGCGCTGCGCGGGAACCGCCACCCCGACATCGCCAGTCTCGCCGACATGCTCTGGGTCGAACCCGCGACTGTGCGCACCCGCCTCGCCCACCTTGAGCCGTGGGAACTGGCGCACATCGAGAACCAACTCGATCTGGATTGGGGCGTCGCGTGACCGACGACGACCGGAGAATCCTCGACTTCGCCGCGCTCCGCTGGAACCACAGCGGCAACCAGGCCGACGCGATCCGGGCCGAGTTCGACATGACCGTCACCCGGTTCTGGCAGCGCGTGAACGCACTGCTGGACGACCCTGAAGCGCTAGCGTATTCACCACAGCTCGTGAATCGCCTGCGCCGCATCCGATCTACCCGAGCCCAACGGAGATCCCGACCATGAATCTATCCACCTGATGGCGCGCCCACCGCTCCCCCTCGGCACCTGGGGCAAGGTCACGCGCAAAGAGGTCACTCCCGGACGGTGGCGCGCCCGGGCGCAGTACCGCGACTTCGACGGCAAGACGCGCACCGTCGAGCGGTTCGGGGCGTCGGGCGCGAAGGCCGAACGGGTGCTGGTCGACGCGCTGGCCAAGCGGCAGCGACCCGCGGGCTCGGTCGTCGACATCACCCGCTCCACCCGCATCTCCGAGCTCGCCGCGCTCTGGCTGGCCAAGCGCGTCGAGTCGGGCAAGTACGCCGCCGGGACGCTCGACAACGACCGCGAGCTCATCACCCTGCATATCGTTCCCGGCGTGGGTGACGTCCGGGTCGGGGAGGCGTCGGTCGGCGTGCTCGACGCGTTCATTCGCGCCGTCCCGACCGACTCACGGTCCCGGCAGTGCCGAACCGTGCTGTCCGGCATGCTCACCCTCGCGGCCCAGCACGACGCGATTGAGCGGAACCCGATGGTCGACACCGCTCGCCGGTCGTCGAAGCCGATGACTGAGGCGCGCGCGCTCAGCATCGACGAGCTACAGCAGTTGCGGATCCGGATCGCGACATGGTCGGGCACCAACCAGTTCGGCCCGAAACGTGGCGTCGACTTCCCCGACCTCGCCGACTGCCTCATCGGGTCCGGCGGCCGCATCAGCGAGGTACTCGCATTCCAGTGGCAGCACATCCAGTGGGCCACCGACCTCGCCCCTGCGATGGTGTACTTGGCCGGCGCCATCAACAAGCGAGGCGAGTACCAGCCGCGGCCGAAGACCGCGACGAGCCAACACTGGTTGATCCTGCCCGACTTCATGGTGTCGGCGCTCGAGCGCCAGCGGGAGCGCGATCTCCCGTCGAACGAGCTCGGGCTGGTGTTCCCGTCGCGCGACGGCGGGCCGCGCACGACAGCGAACACACGTCGGCAGTTCCGGGACGCACGGCGCACGGTCGTCCTGGGCGAGGACGGTGCTCCGGACGGTCCCGCCGACATGTTCGAGTGGGTGACGCCGAAGACGTTCCGCAAGACCGTCGCGACGATCCTGGCTGACGAGATCGGCATGGAGGCGGCGGCCGAACAGCTCGGGCACACGTCGCCGGAGATCACGCGCCGGCACTACGTGCAGCGCAAGCGGGTGACTGGTGATGTGCGCCATGTGCTCGATCGGCTCGCGCCCGTTTCTCGTGGGTTTTCCGTGGGTCCAACGAAAAACGACCCCACCCGCGTGGCGGATGAGGCCGTCTGACCTGCTCTTTTTGGTGGAGCTATGGGGAATCGAACCCCAGACCTACTCGATGCGAACCGCGCTGCGCGACAGTCCTTTTGCGACTCGCGGGTCCCTCCGGTCCAGGTCAGAGCGCTTCCAGCGTTCTCCTGCTTCCTATCAGAGCGTGCCAGTCCTACCGTTTTCCGTGGGTAAAACGTGGGTGATCGCCGCACATATGCAAGTTAACTTGCATATGTCGCGATGGCAAGGTAACTTGTAGGTATGCAGAACGAGCCGGTCGTCGCCCCCAGTGCCTACAAGCACGGCGTCGACGCCGACGACACCCTGCACGCGTTCAGCAACCCGCTGTTCGTGCACCGCGACGACGAGGGGTTCACCATGATCGTGGGACCCGCGACCGACGCCCACCTCATCGAGGTCGGCTACATCGTCGCCAGTGACGGCACGCCGGTCATCATCCACTCGATGCGCCCGGCCCGACCCAAGTTCATGAGGTGATGACGATGCCACGCACAACCGAAGAGATCCTCGCCCACGCCGACGAACTGGCCAGCCGATTCGAGAACGACTTCGAGCCCACCAGCAGCTCGACCGTCGACGCGCTCGACGGGCTGAGCAAGGCCGTCGTCGAAGCGGCCAACGCAGAGGAGAACGTGCGCCTGTGGGTGCAGCAAGCCCGGACACAGGGCAAGTCGTGGGGCGCGATCGGCGGCGTCCTCGGGACCACCGGCGAGGCCGCGCGACAGCGGTACACGGTCACAAAGCCCCCGCCACGCAAGACGGCCACCGCGACGGCACGCGCAGCGAGGAAGAGGGCACCAGCCAAGAAAGCGGCCGGCACCCCGTAGTCCCCTGCAACAACAGAATCGCCCCCGATCCTCAGCGTGAGGTCGGGGGCGCTGTTGTCAGCCACCATGCTGTGGCGATGCAGATGGTCACGGCGAGGAAGTCGTAGAGCATGGTCCTTGGACGCAGTCGACCGCCGGACGGTTCCAACGACTTCGCCGGGAGGTCAGCTACCTGCGTCGTTCAGCTGTCGCCTGATCTGGACGAGACGCTCCTCCAAGTCGACGATGACTCCCCCGAGGACGGCAAGGACCTCTTGCGCGGTAACTGCGGTGTTGCGGCTCTTGAGCTCCTCCGCGAATGCATGGAGCACTGCCGAGCCCCTCATCTCCTCGGGCGGTGCGCCGTTCCATCGCGGTTCGTGTTCCGGCCAGAAGTCAGTCATCGCTAAGGTCTCCATCCTCGATTGTTGGGACCTCAGCGTACTGACAGACAATGGTTCGGGTGACTGATCGTGAGACGTTGCTCGGCGACAACTAAGACCCGTGATGTGCCTCAGTCCACAGCGTCTCCGATCGTCACAGGCAATCTGAGCAGATACTCCCACCGAGAGAGTGGAGACGGGATCTGCATCCAGTACGCGGCAGCCCTGGTGGAGACGTCGACGATCGTTCCGCTGACGTCGAGGAGGGCCATGTCTGCCTTGAACGTTGCGTCACGGTCGCAGTCAATTTCGTAGATGGCGCACGCATCGTCACCCCGGAATGCTTGCGCGGCTTCGAGTGTCCTCCACCCAAACATGCACTCGAAGCGGGATGGGGCGTCGGTTCTAATCTGCTGTCTGACCAGTTCCCAGACGAGTTCGATCATCGCGCTTCGCCCGTTGCCCTGATCCGGACACCACTGCGAGAGTAGGTCCATCGATAGGTAGCGCTGTCCGTGCCAGCTCATTTGATCAGGAATCAGACTCGTGGGCGCCCCCGACTGCTGTGTCTCGATCACGAGACTCTCGGACAGTGTGTTCAGTCGGTCAACGGTGTAGAAGGTCGGCACCGTCGTAGCCTACGGCCACACGGCTCACGGATATGGGCGGTCGTTTCAGTCCCCGGCGCGTTGGGTACCGCCGTCGCCAGGTCGGAGTCGATCTCGTGTAAACCGCGACGACGACCGAGGCGCCCGAGTTGAGTCACCAGCCCGGGCGCCGCTTGGCGTCAGGTGGTGAGCCACACCCCGATGCTCGTCCAGCTGCCGCCGGTGGGGTTGGTGATCGTGACCGGCGGTTCTAACTGAGCCACAACCCACCTGCGGACCACGCTCCGCTGGTCGCCAGGTTCAGCGGTGGTGTGGTGTTCTCGACGAGCGCGAGTGAGTAGGTCGCGCTCACGCCGACCTGCTGCGCGCGGATGGTGTCGTCGGACGCTGCGGTGCCGGCGTTCGAGTTCGCGATGAACGCCACTGCCACAGAGCCGGCCCCGGCGGGGGTGACTGCCGCGGTCCCCGAGCTCGAGACCTCGGAGGTGTAGGGACCCACTGTGGCGACTCCGATGTACTCAGCGACGATCAGCGTGCGCCACGAGCCACCGCCGACGGTGTTGATCGTGTGCTCACCAGACGCGACGTCGACGACATAGACGAGATGGATACGCGTGGAGGTCACCGACCCGGCCGGTGCCACCGTCGCGCCGTCGACTTGCAGAGACAGCCCGTTCGTCGAGTTCGTCGCGACGCCGATCAGCAGCTTGCCGGCACCGGTCGTCAGCGTGACGGTGGCGTTCGCGTTCGACTTCGCGTCGCTGCTGGCTTGGACGAACCCGAGTGCTTTCCACTTGCGTTGTGCGCGGAACCTCGGCGCGGGGAGGACCATCTGGCTACGCCAGATCGCCGGTAACGAGCCACAGGTCGGCGGCGCGTTTGCGCAGGACGAGCGCCGAGTACTGCGCGCGCGTCGTCGGCGTCGCTACGGCCGACTGCACGGTCACACCGGATGCCCCGACGATCGTGACCTTCCCTGCGCCCATCTGGTCGACTTCGATGACGGTGCCGATCGGGAATGCGACCGACGCGTTGGTCGGGATGGTGACGTTCACCGCCGATCCGGACGTGACCTCGACGGCCTTGTTAGCGTCCGTCGCGACGAGCGTGTACGCCCCAGCTTGGGCGTTGCTCGCGACGAGCTGCGCAGCGAGTACCGAGGCGTCGATCATCTGCTGAATCGACACCGATACCGCGGTCGCCAGCTTCGCGAGGGTGACCGCGCCGTCCTGGATCTTCGCTGTGGAGACGGTGTTGTCGGTCGGGGTGCGGGTGTCGGAGAGACGAAGGTCGTTGCCCTGCGTCGCTGTGTTGGCGGTGTTGCCGTAGAGCACCGACAGGGTGCGGTTCACGTCCAGCGTCCCACCACCGGACAGGCCGGTACCAGCTGTGACGGTGCGCGAGTTCGGGACGGCGTTGACGATGCGGGAATCGTTCCCAGCGGCCACCTGTGTCGACCCAGTGCCGACCGGGAGTCGGGCGGCGTCGATCGTGCCCGTCGCGATCGCGGCCGCGTCGTGGGCGTGCCCGGTGTCTGACTTCCCGGACAGTCCATCGTCGAGCTGCTGTTTGGTCGGCGCGTGCGTCGGACCGGTCGCGGTGCCCACGGCCACGGTGCCGCCGGTGCCACGCAGCGCGAGCGTCGTCGCGGTCGCTGCCGAGGTGACCGGCCACGTGCCCTGCACGCCGCCCGTCTTGGTGCCGTACGCGACGTTCGCTGTCGAGACCTCGTCGACCTTCCCGTCCAGCGCAGTCTGCGCGGCAGTGCTGATTGGCTTCGCGAGATCGCTGGTGTTGTCGACGTTGCCGAGTCCGACGTCGCCCTTCCCCAGGACCACGATGCCCTGGTACCCGTTCACGCTCGACACAGCGTCTGTCGGCGCGACCTGGAGCACCCAGGACCCGGGGTCGAATGGGTCGACGCCCTGGAGCGAGTACGTGCCGCGGCCAGGGTTTCCGAGCTGGATCGCGGTGTCGCCTGGCTGTACCTGAGCTGGGGTTAGGGCAAGCCGCTCGGCGGTGCTGGTGACGACGACCGACTCGTGCGTGGCCTGTGCTGGCATCTGCGATGACAGCAGCTTTCCGTTGCTGTCGAGGTCCGCCTTCATAGCGAGCGCGGGCACCGTGGGCTCGTCCCAGGTGCCGCCGAGATCGCCGGCAAGCCGGACACCGCCCTTGGTGGTGTCGGTGGCGTCGGGTACCCCGGCCGCCACAACGTCGGCGGCTTCCTCGGCGGATGCTGCGGCGGCGGCCGCGGACGTGCCGGCGTCGTCGGCGGAGGTCTGGGCCGAGCCTGCGGAGGTGGCGGCGTCTGTCGCGGATCCGGCTGCGGCGTCGCGCGCGAGAACGGCGGCGGCGCGAGCTGTGTCGGCGTCGGTCGCGCGGTTGGCGGCCTGGCCCGCCGAGGTCGCCGCGGCCGCTGCGGACGTGGCGGCGTTGTCCTCGCTCGTCTCGGCGTTGGCCTCGCTGGTGGCTGCGGCGTCGGCGCTGTTGCTGGCGGCGGTGGCACGGTTCGTCGCTGTGTCGCGCGCAGCTTCGGCGGCAGTGCGCGCGGTCTGCGCTGCGGCGCGCTCGGTGGTCGCCGTCGATGCGGCGGTGCCAGCGGTCGATGCGGCCGCTTCGGCCGCGAGCCGGGCGGTGTCGGCGGCGGTCGCCGATCCGGATGCCGCGGCTGCGGAGTCGATCGCCTGCTGGATCGCCGGGACTGGCACGTCGTCGGAGGTGTTGTCCGACATCGAGAACACCAGCGAGGTGCCGACGACGAACACGTCGTCGATGCCGCGGCCCGGGTCGCCCTGCATGCCGCGGATGTCCTTGCCAGCCCCCTCGGCCGGCCAATCTGTGCCCGACCAGATGTAGATCAGCTTGTCCGACCAGACGTAGACCACCTGCCCGGAGTCGTTCGGGCCGAGATCGTCCGGCAGGTCGGCGTAGGTGTCGACGGCGGCGTCGGGCTGCAGGCCCTGCCCGTCACGGCCCTGGATCACCAGGACCTCGACGTCCTCGACGGCCGGGGCGTCGATCACCTGGACCTGGTTGTCGGGTACCTCGATCTCGATGTCGCTGTCAGTCCAGTCAGGCACTAGGGGGGTCGACACGGGTCACCGGTCCTCTCGTCATCGGTTTCGGGTTGCCGTTGGTCGTGTCGGGCGTCTTGATCCACAGCCAGAACTCGTCACCGTTGTCGATGGTGTCGAGCACGGTCCTCTCGATGTGGGTCGACACCTGGGAACCGTCGAGGTTGCAGGGGATCTGGACCGGCGCGTGCCCTTTCCCGTATGCCTCGAAGTAGGCGGTGGTCCCGTCGGGCGGGGTCCACAGCACGCGCGCAACGATCCGGCCGTCGTCGTCGCGCTGGGCAAGGCGCAGCCGGAAGGCGATGTCGATGTCCTGACCCTTGTAGATAGTCAGTCCACGCCAGGGGATTTCGGGATTCCATGATCGACTCGTATTCATCACCAGTCCTCCAGAATGAAGTTGTCCACGCGGGACCCGTTGAATAGCTGGCTTCGACCGATCGCGATGCCGCCGAATCTGTGAGCAGCGTCCAGGGGCATGGTCACCGAGGGAGCCTCGATGATGGTCTGCCAGGCCATACCGTCCCACTTCTCACCGAAGATCCGTGCGGTGGTGGCGGTCAAGGGGTCGATCGACACCCGGTAGGACCCCGCCCCGGTACGCCAGTCCGACGCGGACAGGTTCATCTCCTGGAGGATGGTTCCGCCGCGGCCGAGCCGAATCGAACTCCGGTGGATGGCCAGATACGGGTCGTTGAGGTCGGTGGTGTTGTCTCGACCCACCGAGATGTAGGAGAACCAGAACGCAGACTCGAGGAGGTCGAGTTGCGCCCGAGTCTTGGACGTCCGAGTCGGGGACCCGTAGGTCGCGGCCTGGATGCCGTCGGTCGTGCCAACGAACTCCACCACGCCGTCGGTGTTGACGTTGAGCTGGTTGTTGTTGACCGCGTTGCGAACCCAGTTCTGCCACGACCGATTATCGAAGTTCACTGAGTAGTAACGGTTTTGGTCGAGCTGGCCGACGTCGGAGCCGATCTCGAACCACGGTGTGTTGCCGTCGTTGTAGCTCTCCATCGCGGCGTACGAGATCGACGCCGGCGCGGGGTCGCTGGTCGGGTTCCGGGACCCGCCGATCGCACCGGGCGAGAATCCCGGCGCGGGCAGAAGGTCGTAGACCACCGCAGCCAGGTAGATCGTTCCCGATCCGGCCTGACGCCACTGCACGGCGTACTTCTCCCCCGCCACCATCGGGTACCCGGCGTCGGAGAACTCGACCGTGACGCGGTTGAGGGACCCCGACACGAACGCGCCGAGATCAGGGGATGAGTAGAACTTCAGCCAGGTGTTGGCGTCGGCATCCCACCGGTACAGGTCGGCGTACAGCTGGGGGGACCCAGTCTTGTACGCGCCGAACGAGATTGTGTTCCGGATCTGGTCTTGGCCGACAAGTATCTTGGAGATCCGCGCGATGGAGTTGGTGAGGCTCTGAACCGAGGGACTGGTGTCGCCGACTTTCCGGAACGGGTACGGGAACGCACACTCCGCGGTCGGGTCCAGGCCCTGCCAGAACGGCCGCCGGGTGGTCAGGTTGAACACTGTCTGCACAGCCACGGTGCGCGCCGACGCCGCGGTGTTGGAGGCGAACACCGCGGTGGTGTTCGTGTTCTTGAGCCACTTCGCAAACGCGTCCTCGACACCATCGCCGATGACCGGAATGTTGCCTATCAGCTGCACGATCACCCGGACCGGCAACCGGATCAGCGCAGGCAGAAGGTTGGCTTCGATTTCGTCGAGGGTGTCCCAGTCCTCCGGCTCACCGCCGAGGATGAGCGCGAGGAGCCAGGAAAACGGCGCGATGAGCACCGCGTCCCGCACCCGCTCCCACAGCTGCGCCAGCGACGTTGGCGGGATGTTCGGCTTCTTCCCCGGATACCGCCAGGGCATCAGACCAGCCCTTCGACTGCGCGCTTCACCAGATCGAGGTAAGTGACCCCGCCGACCCGCTCGACCCCGTAGGCGGTGTGGCGGCCGTCGGCGAGGTACTTCCACAACCACTGCAGCGTGTACCCGGCGTTCCACCACTGGCCAGGGTCCTGCGGCAACCCGGTGACCCGCGACGCGATCTGACGCATACCGTTGTTGCCCGGGCACGCCGAGATCGGATCGTCCGGGATGGTGAACGTAAAGCAGGGCACGTGGTCGATAAATCGCTCACCGGCGACACCCCAGTTCCCCCCGTGCACACCAGGGTTGGAGCATTGTCGGCGGTGGCGTTTCGGATCCGATAGCAGCACGACACCACGGCAGTGCTTCGGTCGGTCGTGCTGCACGAAGTCGCCGGCCGCCGCGGCGCCGAGGCTGTATCCGGTCAGCACGTAATCCTCGCCCGCAGCGTCGAGCTCGCGCAGGCGACGTCGCGCATCCGCCACCGACTCCGCGTAGGTGCGCAGGCCGATCGGCCGAATCTCGGCGACGTATCGGAAGTCTTCACCCGGAACCGGCGACAGCATGTTGCGGCCGGTCTGCGACTCGCCCGTGCCGTTGAGCTTGAACACTGTCGTCATCGCTCGTCCTTCGCCTGCTCAATGAGGAGCGTCCAGATCAGATTCACCACGGTCATTGCGAGCGTGAAGTACAGAACGAATCGAATTTCGTTGCGCCACAGATATGACGAGCCCGTCCACGCCGAGATACCGACCTGCCCCGCGAAGAGGGTCAGCGCGGTCGACAGGTAGAGGACCGCACGCCCGGCGTGGGTGCGCCACCACTGCGACCGGAATCCGTACAGGAGGGTGAACGCGCCCGACAGCACGGCGATCGTCACGATCAGCACGTTCGCCCCGACCCGGGACTCCACACCCACGAGGTCGAGGACCGGCAGCAGCACCGCACCAGCCGCCAGGGTGCCGGCTGCGCTCTTCGCTGCCCGCTTCATGCATACCTCCGTCTCATCGCCTTCTCGATTCCCTCGCCGAAGTGGTTGTGATCGGTCTGACGGCGACCCTCTTTCGCCAGCCACTCCACCTCGGGACGCTGCGCCTGCAACCGATCCAGCTCTGCGCGCGCCTCACTGGAGCTTTCGGACTCCCCCCGGCACTGCCACGGCCAGCGCATCACTCGCTCCCCGCCGTCATCTGCTGCTGCACCGACTCGGCGATCCGCACCGCTGGCCGGGCAGCATCCAGCAACAGCCGGTTCTGCTCGGTCGCTTCTTCGGCCACGGTGCGCCAGTGATCCCGGTCGCTATATGCCTGGTCCAGATGGGATTTCGGCACCAGCCGACCGAGGAGGATGAACAGAACCACCAGCGCGAGGAGAGCGCTGGCCGAAAGGTCGGCCCACGGGAGACCCGCGAGAACCTCCATCGCCTATCGCCGATGCTGGCCGGCGTATTGCTCGACCTGCGCCACCGTCGATGGGGTGATCCCGTTCTTCGTCTTCAGCACACCGAGCACGGTGAGAAGCGCGATACCGGAGCCGATGCCGGTCTCCCACTGGCCAGGGATCTCGACACCGTTGGCCACCAGCAGCCACACGATGAGCCCCACGGCGCCGACCGCCGACGTGACGGTGTTGGAGAACCGGGCATACCAGGGCTGCGCCTGCAGCTGGTCCCGGAGATGGTCGACGAGTTCGTTATCGGGGGTGGGGACGGACATGGTCAGTTCTCCTTGCTGTCGGTGGGGTTCTTCACGACACCGAGGGGGTCGTAGAAGCCGGGGATGCCGAGCGCTGCGCCGATGGCGGCGAGCGCGTCGACGACGGTGCGTCCGCCGAGCTGCTTCCAGCCGGGGAACGACTTCTCGATGTCGACGACCTTCTTGCCGTCGACGGACTTGTAGACGAGGTCGCGGGCGCCGACGAGCTGCTCGCGGACGTCCTTGGTGTCGGAGCCGATCGCCGCGTTGAACGCGCGGGTGAACTCGTTGATCTTGTCGACGTCTGTGGCCATGGTGGTGCCTCCAATTCCGAAGAGAGTCTTGAGTTGTGGGATGGACAGTTCGGTGTAGTTGGCGTCGCACGGCCCGAACGGAGCGCACGGCACGCGGTCGGAGTACTGGTGCGCGAACCGATTCGGGTAGGCGTAGGACTCGCCCGGGCGGACGCCGTAATGCGGCACGACCAGCGGCACGTTCCCGCGCGAGCGCCACAGCGCCGGATCGGCTTTCGGGTTGTAGTAACCGATCACCCGAGATCCGCCCAACCAACCACGAACGCGGGCGATCTCATCGTTGATCTCTGCCGAGTGATCCCGGATGGGGATCGATCCCTGCGAGGAGCCGTTGCCGGATTCCACGTCGACCATGCACACAATGCGCGGATCGATCTGGCCGCCGCGCGTGACGATCTTGCGCCACAGGTCGCAGTTCGCGGCCCCCGGGCGAAAGAAGTAGTACGGGATGACGATGTCGAGTTCGCCGCGCTCGAGCGCATTCAGTGCCCAGGACAAGTTGTCCGCGGCGCGGGTGTCGGCCTGGTCGCCGCTGTTGGTGCGGAACGAGAACACCCGGTGCGGGTACTCGTCGGTGACCGGCCGCTGGAACTGGGAGACGTCGGCCCAGAAGGTGCCCATCAGCGCGTCACCTGCTCGAGGACTGCGGCGAGGCCGTTGGTGAACGTGTCCAGGCCGAGCTGCGGCCAGCCGTCGTACTCGCCGCGGTCCCGGGAGCCGGAGCCGCACAGCTGCTCGCGCGAGTCCTTGACGTCGGAGCCGATCGGTCCCATGAATCCCTGGGTGAACGCGTTGACGCGTCCGACGTCGAGAGCGGCAGGGGCGATCGAGTCGGCGATCCGGCCGTCCTTGATCCGCCGCTGCACGAAGTCGATGAGTTTGCCGGATGCGCCGTCGCCGGAGGCGGTGCCGGCGCCGAGTTGGTAGTGCATCTCGTCGGCCCGTGACCAGTCGGCGCCCCAGAAGATGGTGCCCTCGAACAGGGCGAGACCCCGGCGCACCTTCGCGATGCGGTCGGCCGGCATTACGCGGCGGCCCCACGGGTACTGGGTGGCGTTGAGGTCGACGGCGGTGCCCGACAGGTGATTCGACGTCGCGACGTCGTTGGTGTTCGACCACCCCCAGTCGTCGAGCGGCTTGTACTGGTCGATGCGCTCGACGTTCTCGTGGTACCAGCGAACCCACGCGCCGAGCACCTCGGCGGCGTAGCCGGAGCGGACGTGCAGGCCCATCCCGGCGACGGTGACCGTGACGCACTCGTCGCGGTTGCACATTCGCCAACCGTTCTCCGAGTACTTGTAGCCGTAGGCCGTACGAAAGCTCATCGGGTGCCTCCTGGCATGGTGAGATCCCCGCACCCGTGAGCTCGAGTGCAGGGGTGGGACTTTGATGGGACTTTGGGGAAGGTGACAGTGCTGGTCAGGTGCTGTTCGCGGCGCCGCGGGACCACTGGCCGGCGCCCTGGACGCCGGTGATGAGTCGTGTCCACGGGCCCTTGGCGCGTTTGTCGTTGCCGACGGTCAGCGCTTCGCGCATCCGCTCCCCTGGTTTCGAGGTGACGGCGACACCACTGACGTACTTCTCGACGGTGTTCCCGCGGTCCCAGAACGTCACGATGTCGCCGTGCCGGTAGCGGCGCGCGGTGCCATCATCGGCGCCGAAGCTGATGCCAAGTCCGTCGGATCGTCCGGAGCGGCCGGTGATCTCGAGCTGCTTGTTCCCGGCGTGCTCGTGCAGCGTGGTCTTCCCAACGGCGTAGGAGTCGATCGACCAGGCGGCGGTGTTGTCGGCGAAGACCTCCGGGAGTGCGTCGTCGTCGCCGAGCTGGTCCTCGAGGTCGTGATCGACGAACACCTGGTAGGCGAAGAAGATGTCGTCGAACAGGTCACCGACGGTGACAGCCAGACCGCCGACGCCTGCCAGGCCGGGGATGGTGGCGATCACGCCGATGATCGCCGCGATCGCGAGGTTCGCGCCGATCTCGATCAGGTCGTTGACCATCGATGGACTCTTACCGCCGACGATCGCCCGGGTGGCATCGGGCGCGTTGACCGTCAGCTCGTAGTTCGCGATCTGACCTTCGCTGTCGGTGCGGAACTGCACCTCGCGGCGGTCCCGCTTCTCGTGGGTGTCGAAGACGTAGCAGGCCCGGTCGGGGTGCAACGCGAACAGCCCGTTGTTGATCGGCTTGAGCAGCTGGGAGAAGTCGAGGAAGTGATCCGAGGTGTGGTCGATGATCGATTGCAGCGCGGCGAGTGAGTCGGTGCGGAACACCTGCGGTGCTGGGCCGCCGGTCGGCGACGTCGGAATGTTGTCCCACAGGTCTAGGGAGACACCCATTTCCAGCCGCTCGGCGGTCTGCTTGAACAGCTCGTCGTGCTGGGTGAACCGGGCCATCAGCCCGACGATCTCCTCGGTGGCGTTGAACATCATGTCGAGCACCGACTCGAGGGAGTTGAAGTCCTTCATGTCGGCCTGTGTCCACGCCGACGGCCATCGGATCGGCAACGCACAATACACCGGCTTGTTCAATCGGGTCATCGCAGTTCCGATGTACCACTTGAACGTTGGGTCAGGCGGCCCGACGACGATGGCCTGTTTGCCGGTCAACGAGATCTGGATCTCCGGCGGGAAGAGGTTGTTGACCCACGCGTACGATCGCTGTAGCCAGATCTTGTTGCACACCCCGGTGTAGAGGAACTTCTCGCGGCCCGCGGTGCCGATCTGCTTGCGCTGCATCACCCGACCGGTGAACGGCATCCCGCGCAGCCCGGCGCGGAAGTGGTAGATGTGCTTGTCGATGTCGGCCTGGGCGATCTCGTCGTTCAGGGGATGGTTCGGGTGGAGCTCGAACGCGAACTTCCCGGGCTCGAGACCCCACGTCCAGTTGACCCCGACCTCTTCGTAGCGGCCGATCGGGCGCCAATCGATACGCGGGTTGTTGCGGCGACCGAGGTCGAGGTAGTCGAAATCGCCCGGCCCAGAGGTGTTGGGTCGGGCGTATCCGGGCGCGGTCATAGCGCGGCGTGGAACAGTTGCGGGACGACGACGCGCAGCGTGGTCGCACTGGTGATGCCGGTGCCGGTGATCGTCACCGGAATCTGTGGCTCCTCAGCTGGCGCCTTCACGCGCCAGCGTTCGCCGATCTTCCAGGTGCGGTCCCCGCCGGCGGAGTGGGTGACGTGCCAGCGGTCGGGGTCGGTGTCGATCTCGAGCCACTGCCCGGCGGCGAGGTTGCAAGAGGCGGGCAACGTTACGGTCTCGCCGGCCATACCGATCGCGATGTTGCTGATCGGGCCGGTCAGGCGGTACCAGGGCCACGAGTCCTCGTCGCCGTAGTTGGGCACCTTGATCGTCGCGAACGCTGCCGACGCGAACGTCTTGTCGAATGGGTCTGTGCGCCACCAGGACTCCTCCGACAGCAGCTTCACGGCGTCCCGTGTCCGACCCACGTGGTACATCTGCGCGTAGTTCGGGGTGTCGGGCTTGTTCTCCATCCGCAGCACGATGAACCGCCCCGAGGCGAGAGCCTCCAGCTTGATCAGCCGCCCCTTGCGTGGCATGCCGCGGCCCAACCCTTTTCGCCAGCGACGCAGGAGTGTTAGCGCCTCGTCGCCAGGGTTGACCGGGCCGACCCACACCTCCATCTCGACGATCGATTCCTTGTCGTCCCGACCGTTGATCGTGATGCCCGGCTGTCCGACACCGGTCGACTTGTCGAACTCCCAGTTCGCGCCGTCGAGCCCGTTGATCGAGATGAGGCGCACGGGGCAGGTGGGTGTCGACAGCTCCCAACCTGTTCCGTACAGGTCGGTCAGTCGGACCCGCGGTTCGAACAGCATCAGACCCCCATCGACATGCCGACGAGACCGGCCGCGCTCGGCGACTGATCGTTTTGCACCGTGACGTGCACGTCCTGGCCCTCCTTGACCGCACGGATCAGCTCGTTGAGCTGCTGCGAGATCTGGCTCGCGAAGTCGGACACGACGCTCGTGGCGAACCCGCCACTTGGATCGTTCGCGCCAGTGTTGAGCTGCGGCATGGCGTTACCGAGGTCGACCTGCCCGCTCAGCACCATCTGTGCGTACGGGGCGACCATGCTGGCCACCGACGACGCGCCGCCCACGCCGAGCGCGAGCCAGTCGGTCAGGCTGGTGGGCTTCATGTAGTCGCTGTCGTCGGCGCTGTATCCGCCGAATCCTGCTGTGCCACCGGATGCGTACCGGGCGACCTTGTCGGCGTTGATCGCCTTCAACAGCCGCCGGTGCTTGATCGCCATCGCCCGACGGGTGACCTCTTCACCCGGGGTGAGCAGCGCGGGCACCGTGTCGCTCATGCCGGTCCCGGGCACCGTGCCGCCGACCCACATCTTCGTGACGGCAGGCTGCTTGATGGGCTTGGCCTGATTTTCGGCAAGCTTCTGCTCCGCGACTGCGAGGTCCTCTTTCGCCTTCGTGACATCGTTCTCGGCGCGGGTGATGTCCTGGCGTGCCTTCTCGATCTGCGAGGGCTTCGGGTTCTTGCTCCCCTGCACCTCGTCGAGCTTCATCTGGGCGATCCGCAGCTTGCCCTCAGCCTCGTCGAGCACTCGCTTGCGCTCGGCCACAGCGTTCTCCGTGCCGAGCATCGACGACAGCGTGGTGGTGTCCCCGGTTCCGGACCCGGCGCCGTACCGCTCCTGCTCAGCCTGTTCGAGTTCGCGGGCGCGCTGAATGATGCGTTCCTGGTACTCCTTCTCTCCCTTGAACCAGAACGGCTGGAACGGATTGCGAAGCGTGAACTCGAACGCGGTCGGTGGCTGCGGCGGGGTCGTACCCGTGGTCGTCGTCGTGGTGGTCGTACCGGCACCGGGCGTGGTCGCCGTCGTGCGCGTCTCGTCGAGCTTCTGCTCGGCCTGGCGCAGCTTCTCCGTCGCCGCGGTGACGTCGTTCTTGGCCTTCACCACCGCGTGTTCGGCGGCCTCGCGCTGCGACTCCTTCGCCTTCGGGTTCGCGCGAACCTCCTCGAGCTTCCGCTCGGCGAGCGCAACCCGATCGGTGGCCTCCTGATGGGTGCGCTTGGCCTCGGCCACCTTGTTCTCGTCGGCGGTGACCTCCGACGCCGGCACACCGGTATCGACCGACGGCGACGGCGCAGTCGCAGTCAGGCTCGGGTCGGTGCCCGCGGGCAGAGCGGGCGTCGCGGTGACGCTCGTCGTGCTCGCCGACCCGGCGGGCCAGTTCGTGACGAACACCCGGACGTCGCCGCCCTCGTTGATCTTCTTGAGCATCGGGCGGTTCTTCTCCGCCGGCCCCTTCCGGATGACCTCCTCGCCCGGAGTGAGCATCCCGGGCACCGTGTCGCGGTTGCCGCTGCCGGGGATGGTGCCGCCCTGGGCGTAGCCGTGGCCCTTGCCCCACATCGCACCGAGGTCGTCGCCGTACTGGCGGCGGTAGTAGCGCAGCGCGGCGTTCATGTTCGCCCACGGGTCGGTGCGGTCGTTGGGCAGCGAGGGGTCGCGGTTGGACTCGAACGTGCCCGGGATGACCTGCAGGAGGCCGACGGCTTCGTTGCCACCGGAGTTCACGTCCTGGACGCCCTGCACGACGCCGGGGTTGCCGCCAGACTCCGACTGGATCTGCGCGAGCATCAGGTCCTGGTTTCGTCGGTTGGGTTCGAATCCGTTGCGGCGCAGAGCGGCGATGACCATCGGTCGCCACCGCTCCACGTCCCCGCCGCCACCACCGATCGCGGTGCCCACATACTTCGTCGCGAGATCCCGCAGGCGCGCGGTCATCGCCTCGTTCATCTTCGCGAACACGCCGCGGGGCACCTGCCCCATTCGGCCGCCGAATGCCGCGTCACCCATGCTCTTTTCGACCTGCGCGCGAAGCGGCGTCAGAGTCTCCTCGATGACCGTGGCCATCGACTTCTGCATCGCCGGGGCGCCACCGCCACCACCGGCCATCGACACCAACCGCCCGGCGAACGACCGCATCGCCGCCATCGCCCAGTGCACGTGGTCGTAGTGATCGGCGTCGGTGCCGGCGCCGTAGTTCAGGGGCTGCCCGGACTTGAGGTTCTGCCAACCCTGTAGCGGCGCGTGGATCAGCTCCTCGACGGGCTGTGCCCGGTTGAGCTGGTAGATCCAACGCGCGATCTCCGGCATCGGACCGCCGAGATCCAGTGCCCGCTGCCCCATGTGGTTGTCGAACCCGGAACCGACGTCGGCGTAGCGGGTGCCTGAGGTGAGCACGACGTTGGGGAACGCGGTGCGCACCGCATCCCACATGGTGCGCTGGATGTCCGAGGTGATCTCCGCGCCGCCCTGGATGGTCCCGCCGGACGCGTAGGCCATGTTGCCGCCGAGGTACTGGTCGGTGCCCTTCACCCGTCGCAGTCCGCCGGAGCGGGCGAGCGCGTTCATTCGGTCGACCGCGCGCGGGCCGCCGACGGCGCGCGTCCATTCCGGGCGCATGATCGCCTCGCCACCCGACAGGGCGAGGTTGCCGCCGGTCGGGGATGCGAAGTGGTGCACGTCGCGGCCCGGGGTGTAGCCGGGCATGACACCGCCGGAGGCGAACGCCAGCGGGTAAGGGTTCATCTTCGACGTGCCGATCAGGTCGGCGACGGAGTTCCACATCCCGACCAGGCCGTTGTTGAAGACGGTCCCGATGGTGAATCGCACCGGGGCGGCGGTGGCCTCGCGCACCGAGTTCCACTGCGAGGCGATCGCCGTGGCACCGGTGCCGAACGACGCCGCGGTGTTGCCGACCGCGCCGCGCATCGCGGCGAGTACCGGATCGACCGTGCCCGCGTGTACGCCCTGAACCGTCGAGCCCACCGACGCGATCGCCGGGTTGATCTGTCCGGCCGCCGCAGTTTGCACTCCCGCGGCGGTGACCGCGACGTTGCTGCGCATGCCTGCGAGCGCCGGGGCGACCATCCCCGCGACCGTCGACTGCGCGACCTGACCGACTCCGCGCACCGCAGGACCGATCACCGTGCCCGCAGCCGTTGTGACCGCCGAACCGGTAGCCGTCCACGCCGCCTGCACCGCGGCCGTCTGTTCGCGGGTCGCCAGGCCGTACTCGGTGACTCCGGCGGTGGCTTCGGTCATCGCCGGGTCGAGCTGCGAGTCCTTGACCGCGGTGACCGTGTCGGCGACCTGGCCGAGCGCGGCCGGCAATCCCATGCCCGGCACAGCAACTGTGGCGGTCCCCGGATCGGCGACTGCCGCCTGATCGCCTCCGCCCGGCGGGGCTGCCCCGACCGGTCCGCCAGTGGCGAGGCGCTGTGCGTTGACCGCGTGCATGAACGGCAGGCCGTAGCGGCGCACGGCCGCCGCCTTCATCATGAACTCGCCGTTGGACCCCCACAGCGGCACATCGTCGGACGTTCCGGTCCCCGGGCCGACGATCGGGCCACCAGTGGCCTTGCCCTTCGGCGCCAGCTCCTTGAAGTACTCCGGTTTGAGCGGCACGCCCCCGGTGCTCGGGTCGATGCCGCGGACCTCGTTGCCCGCCTTGTCGACGTAGATGACAGAGACGCGGATCTGACGGCCGTGGATCGCGTCGATGTTGGACTGGACCACCGCGGCAGTGCCGTTGTCGGTGACGATGATCGTCTTGCCGTTGTTCGTCACCACCGACAGGCCGAGCCGGTGCAGCAGGTCGAGCACCGCCGGTGCCATCGGCGAGGTGACCTCGATGTTCTTCTTGTTGTCGGCCCGCACCTTGATACCGAGGCTGTTCAGCAGATCGACTGCTGCCTGTCCGCCGGGCGCGGTCACCGAGACGGGCTTCTCTCGCGGCAGTGAGTTCAGCTGGACCAGCAGGGTGCCGATCCCCGCGTTGGCGTCGTCGAAGCCCTGCACGTTGAGCCGGGTGACGACGTCGGACGGGATGAGTCCGTACGCGTCGGCCAGGCGGTTCGCGGTGTCGATCCCCATGCCCTGTGCGGTGAGCATGTCGATGAGCGCCTTGCGCTGCTCGATCAGCTTCTGTCGGGCGATCTCGGCCGCTTCGGGCACCGACTTGCCCTGTGCCTGCGCGGCTGTGAAGGCGGCGGACGCGACCTGGTTGAAGGCCTCCGCCTGTTTCTGGACGGCGTCCTGCAGCTCGGATCCGGCCTTGGTGGTGAAGTCGATTTTGCCGTTGGCGTTGACCGCCGCGGTCCCCGCCTCGGTCAGTGCTTCGCTGAGCTCGCGGATGTTGTCGGCCCACGCCTGCTGGGCCTCTTCTTCGGTCTGTCCGTCGGCGGTGAGCTGATTGAGCGCTTTCGCGAGCTTGTCGACCTTCGATGCGGCGCCGTCGGTCGACTCCTGGAACTCGGTCATCGCCTCGGTCATGGCGCCCGTCGATTGGGCTGTCCCGTCGAAGGACACCCGCACGTCGCCTGTGGCCTTCGCGATCTGCTCGGCCTTCATCCGGCCGTTGTCGTACTCCGATGCGAGGCGCTGGATGTCGCCGATCGTGCCGCCGAACGCGCCTTCCTTGATGCGGCCCGACTTGACCAGAGCGGCGTACCACTCGTCGACCGCCCCGCGGCCCTGGAGGATGACGTCGATCAGCTCGCGCTGCGAGATCCCCAGCTTTTCGGCGGTCTCCAGCGCGTCGGTCTCGGCGATCTTCTTCGCCGCCATCGCCCGGATGCTGGAGTTGATCGCCCCCTTGGACTCGATGAGTGCTTCCGACCACTCTTCGGTCGCCGCCTTGGCTTCCTGCGACTTGGCCTTGTCCTCCTGCTTTTTCGCGATCCAGAACCCGAGGATGGCTGTCGCACCGGCGATCGCCAGCCCCCACGGTCCACCCAAGGTCGCCATGAGCCCGCGGCCGGCCGAGCGCATCATGCCCATCGCACCGGTCGCGCCGGTCACGCCGGAGGCCAGGGTTCGCATGTGAGCGCCCGCGGTGGAGATCCCCGGATTCGCCTGCCGCACATAGCCGAGCGCAGTCGAGTACGCGGTACCGAAGCGAGAGATGACACCAGGCCCCTGGGCCATGCGGTTCTGCAACAGGGTCTGCGCAACGCGCACGGCGACGATCGCCGCAAGCGCCGCCTTGAGCGGGCCGGGCAGCGAATTGAACGCTGACGCCAGTACACCTACCGTCGAGGCGAGGATGCCGATTCCCTCACCCGCACCGGATATTCCGGGCCCAGACAACAGGTCGATGAAGGTCTGCGCGATCGGCATGACCTTCTGACCAATGGTCGCGGAGAACTCTTCGAACCTCGCCTTGAGCGTCTTGACGCTGGCGCCGAACTTGCCGTTCGATCGCTCGACGTCGCCCTGGGCGTAGTCGAGCTGCTCCATCATCGAGTAGTAGACAGCGGCGACCTTCTGCTGCTGCGTCAGCTGGGTCCCGGTCGCGGCGAGACCGTGGGCGTATGCGGCCTCCTTCAGGGTGTTCTCATCAAGCAGGACACCGTATTTGCGCATCGTCTCGGTCTCACCGGCGAACGCGCTACCCATCGCCAGGATGGCTTCCTCGACCGTCACACCTTGGAACGACGCGAGGTCGGCAGCCAGCTTCGTGGTCTTCATCGAGAAGGCAGCCAGGTTCTCGCCCGTCAGTCCGGCGGCCTTACCGAAGGTCGCGAACTGGACTGCGGCCCCCTGCGCCTCACGCTGGGACATGCGCATCGTGTCTGCCGCGGCGCGCCCCCACGCCTCGATCTGGATACGGCTGTCCCCGAAGATCACGTTGAGCTGGTTGGTCTGCGCGGCCAGTCGGCGTGCGTTCTGCACCGCGTCGGTGAAGAACTTCAAGGTCGCCGTCGCGCCGGCCGCGGCCGTGACGGTCTGCAGCGCCAGCCGTGCCTTGCTCGCGACAATCTGCAGGTTCGACAGGTTGCGGGTGTGCGAGGCAGACGCATCAGCGGCAGCTGTGTGCGACGTTGCCGCCTGACGGTTCGCCGTGTTCATCGTGTTCGTCACGCGCGCCGCGCTGTGCTGCACCTGCTGATACCGCGACGTGGCCGAGATTGCGGAAGCGCGCGCAGACTGCACACGCGCCTCCAGCGCCATCAGCTGCTGAGTGTTCGTCGCCCCAGTCCGCTTCGCCTCCGCGAGCTGATCTTCAGCAATTCGGAGACGAGTCGACGCAGCTTGCGAGCGGCTGTATGCGGCGGCGGTCGCGCTCGCCATCTGGGATGTAGTGCGACCTGTCGACTGCGCCTGCCGCTCCACGCTCTGGAGGTTCGAGCGCGTGCGATCGAGAGTTTGCTCGACCCCCGCATCTTCCGCCCGCAGCCGAGCAACCAGATCGGCGACGATGATAGCCATTACTCAGCCCTCCTCGTGGTGTTGAATTGCGAGATGAAGATGCGAATGATCGGCGCGGCGATCGGCGTGCCAGCCGCACTACTGATCGGGGGCTGTTCGGACGACGAGTCCTGGCGAACGACGGCCGCTGAGGGTGCCTGCGAAGATTCCGTCAAGGCGCAGTTGAAGGACCCCGACTCAGCCGATTTCGACGGCGTCGACGTGGTCGACAACGGGGACGGGACCTACTCAGTGACCGGCCGGGTGAACGCCGAGAACAGCTTCGGCGGGATGACCGGTTTCCAGGACTTCGAGTGCGCCGCCCGCGATGACGGTGACAACGTCACTGGTCGGGCGACGCTCCTCGGATAGTGCGCCACGCGCTCAGGCGCGGGCCACGAAACAGCATGTCGACGACCTTGTCCTCGAACCACTTCCAGGTCCGCTCTCGGAGCACACCGCTCTCGACATCAATGCCGTAGACCTCGAGAAGGTCGTGGGTGAGAAACACCCACTGCTCGAGGATCTCCGGCCACGTGATCCTGGCGGCGATGTTGGACTCGGGTGCGTGCTGCACGCTGTACCAGTCGCGCATCCCGGTTACTGGGTCGTAGTCTCCGCCGCCGGGGTCGTCTTCGCCGTACGCTTTCGGGCGCGGGTCGAAGAGGCCGTACCGCCCTTCGCGGAGGTGGCCTTCTTGGCCGCCGCTTTCTTCGGCGCCGCCTTCTTCGCTGCGCGCTTCGTGGCCCTGTTCGGGAACTCGGGCTCGGGTGTCTCCCCCGGTTTCGGGGGCACCGAGTTTCCCGAATCGTCCTCCGCCAGCCCGGTCTCCCAGAAGACTTCGGCGAGTGTGCGGCCCAGTCCTGCGTTGAACAGCGCGGTCTTGCCGGCGTGGATGATCTCTTCCCAGGACAGACCGTCATCGGCCATCTCCTGGTAGATGCCGCCCTGGTAGGAACCACGGTCGGCTTCGGTGGTCAGCACCTTCCCGGCGTTATCGACAGCGAAGCCGCCGGTGGTTGGGTCGGTGACGTTGACGGTCTCGATCTTGGGCACCCACTCGGCGCCCAGGAGCGTCATGATCTCCTTCAGCTCGCCCTCGTCGGTGAGGCTCACCGACGGGTCGCTGAACAGCAAACGCAGACGCAGGCCGTCCTCGGCGTTCACCGACGGGATGGTGTACGTCTTGCCCCGAATCGGTAGTTGCAGTCCGGGTTTGAAGAACTCGTTCAGATCTTTGAATCCCACGGTTGGCCCTCCTCGTGGTGTGGGTGAAATGGCTGACCCCGGCCCCCTGGGGTCAGCCCCGGTTACTGCGCTTCGAGCGCGGCGATGCGGTCGGCGAGGACGGAGATGACGTCCTGCATGTCACTGATCTCGTCGTGAGCTACGTCGACGCCTTGTTCGATGCGGTTGTTCGATGCGGTTGAGCTCCGCAGCGGTGATCGGGGTACCCCCGCCCGCTCCGTTGGCCCAGGTCTTCGGCGTGTACGCCATCAGTTACCTCCTGGGTAGAGCGCCGAGCCGGGGAAGAGGTCCGGCCCCGGCACGGCGATCAAGGGGTCGTGGTCCACTTGGCGATTGCCTGCGGCTGACCCTTGCCGGTGAGGTCGCCCGACCACTTCTGCAGGGCCGGCGGCTTGTCGTCGCCCTTGGACACCTTGACCGTGGAGTAGAACTCGAACGCCTCGGGGATGCCGTCGGTGCGCTGGTAGCGCAGATGTGCGACACCGGCCTTGCCGTAGGTCTCGGAGTGGTCGAGCAGCGCCTGCACGCCGGGGTCGACGACGAACGTCGGGTCCTCTTCGCCCTTGACGAGACCCGAAACGCTCACGGTGAACGCGTTGCCGATGGGGAACTCCGAAGCCCAGCCGCCGGTCGACACGTCGGTGTCGTCCTCGGTGTTCTGTTCGAACTTCGGGCCCCACTGCTGGATGCCCTTGATCTCGGTCCATTCGGCGGGCTCGCCCGGGGCCGCGGTGTCGATCTCTACGCGGACCTGGCCCGACGTCGCCACCGACAGATCGGCGGTGTTGGTCGCCTTCAGCGGCGGGGTGGGTGTGGTCATGATCAGTCTCCTGGGTTGAGGCGGATGTGATAGTTGGCCGCCTTGGTCCAGTTCCCGTCATCGTCGGGATCGGCTGGTGCGGCGTGTGAGAACGTCACCGATAGCGGTGACACTCCTCCCGGCCAGGAGCCGGAAGTCAGGGTGTGCAGCAGGCGGAATGCTCGACGCTCGCTGCGGAGGACCGGACGCGGGTCGGGTCCGGGTTCACGGAACAGGAGCTGCACGAGGTGCAGCGGGTTGTGCTCGACGGTGAACACGTCCGGGTCGGTCAGATAGTGGTTGATCGCGACGGCCGAGGTGATGTTCTGCGGGAGCTTGCCGAGAGTCACCGCCGGCCGGTCGAGATCAGTGGGGTACGGCCCGCTCGGCCGATAGAAACCGAACTCGAGATCGTCGAGGCGTTGCGCCAGCGATGACACCAGGTCGGCGGGATCGACACTCACAGTTGCTCTCTCATCGCCTCGGCGATGGCCTGCTCGATCGCGGACGCGTTCGCCAGGGCGGCCGTCTCGAGAAACTTGGCCTGACCGCCGCTCGAGTGGTCGAAGTCGAGGCGTTCGTGCTGTTTCATCGCATGTGGTGCCGTGTAAGCGACGGCCGCCTCTTTCCCGCTGGCGGAGGCTACGCCGGAGTTCCTGAGGTCGCCGTCGTCGACGGGGACCAGCTGATTCGACTTGTCGAGCAGCTCGTCGGCGCCGGCCTGCATCGCGGCGGTCCATGCGTCAGCGATCTGGTCGATGACCTGATCGGTGTTGTCTTCCAACGCCATCGGTCACCTCCTCAGTTGAGGTCGATCGAGTAGTAGTCGGGTGAGCTGGCGAACCCGCCGATGTGTCGGGATTCGGCGATGACGGTGCGCCAGGGCCCGTTGTCGATCGACGCGACCGAGCCGGTTGGGATCCTCGGCGTGTCGATCGACATGCTGATTTTGGTCGTGGAAACGACCTCGTTGCCCTTGTCGTCGATGACGATTCGGTTCTCGTGCTTGATGCGTCCGCGCAGACTGACGGGCTCGGAGACGACAGGTCCGGTCGCGCCGTCACCGAGGTGGCGCTTGACCGAGAACTCACGGGTGAAGAACCGCTCGATGGTCATCGGGTGGCGCCTACTGGCGGGAAGCCGTGCCCCCGTGAGGGGGGCCCGCACACGGGGGCACGACGACTGGGGGTGACCATGATCATCCGAACCGCCACGAGGGGCCGACGGACGCGATCCCGAACATGGCGCGCATCTCCGCGGTGAACACCAGCACGGTGCTGTAATCGCCGTCCCGGTAGGAGCGAGATTCGACCGCGTCATCGACCTGCACCGAATGCGCGGACAGCCCGCCTCGGTGCACAGCGGACTCGAGCGCGTCGACCACCATGTCGATCGACACCTGCTTGGCGACACGCTGTTTCCAGTGATCTTCGGCCAGTCCGGACAGGTCGGTGACGTGGCGGTCGATGAGGATGGCCGCCATGTCCAGGAGGGCAGTGGCGCGCGCTGTCTCTTGCGACGTCAGCGTGCGCCACTGCGCCTGGATGTCGGCCGGCTCGGCATAGGACATGGCCTACTGCAGCGCCTCGATCAACTCGGCCTTCGACATCGCCTCGGCGTCGGCTCGGGGGAACCCTTCCTTGCCGCCGGACGCCTCGTGGAGCGCGGCGGCGTAGTCCTCCCACTCCTTGACCGGAGCGACCTTGCGCGGCTTCCCTCCGGCGGCGGGGGTCCCGATCGCCGGCGGGACCGCCGACTCGAGATCGCCATCGTCATCGGGGTTTCCGGCAGTCGCGTCCCCGCGGCCCTCCGCCCGGGCTGCAGCGGCCTCCTGCTGGGCCAGCAGGGCGGCCTCTGCGAGCGCTTCCGCCTCGGCGATCGCCTCCGGGGTGGCGATTGCCTTTGCGCGCAGCAGCCGGTCCACCTCGGACTCCGGCGGGGTGACGACGTCGCCCTTGTGGTGCCGAACGCCCTGGGCATCCCGCCACGAACTCGCGGTCAGAATGTACTCGGCCGCCATCACTGGATCCCGGTGATCCAGCAGGCGGACTCGGGCTCGTCCACGCCGATCATGCGGATCTGGGTGGTGTCCGAACGCCACGACTCGGTCGGGCCGCCGTTCGGGCCGCCGCCCTCCGGGTACATCCCGGTCGACTCCAGCGCGCGCGGGTCTGCGTAGAAGCCGGTGGTGCCGCGCTCGGCGACCAGCGCCCGGTCGATCGGCCACAGCGGCGAGTGGAGCACGTCGAGGTTGAGCACCTTGTTCGGCAGCTTGCCGGTGTAGCGGATGTTCTGATCGGCGACGTTGCCGACGTAGATCTTGTTGAACTCCTCGTCGTCCATGAAGTCGTAGAGCAGCGAGGAGTTCAGCACGAGCGTGTTCGGGACGTAGCCCCGGGGCTTGGTCGGATCGTTGTCGTAGAGGGCGCCGGCGATCCGCTTGCACGCTTCCTTGACGTCGGTGCGGATCTTCGGTGTCGCGCCGTCCCATGCGGACGTGGCCGCGATGTCGGGCACCGACGCGTCCTCGATCGCGGACCGAAAGCCCGCGTCGTTGGCGCGGATGACCGTGTTGGCCGTGCCCTTGATCTGCTTGCGCAGCTTGTCGATCTGGTTGAAGTCCCGCATCTCGCGCGAGACCCGCACGGCGGTACCGACCTTGACGCCGCGTGCGACCTCGGGCAGACCCTCACCCAGGTCGAACACGGGGATCTCGCCGAACTCGGCGACGGCCTCGGGTTCGCCGTCGAGGAACAGCGGCGTGGATCGTTCGAACTGGACCAGCAGCGATCCCGGGTTACCGGCGTTGCGAAACAGAGTTTCACCGAGGATGTTGTCGCGCACCAGGTCGATGACCCGCTGCGGGATGGCCCGCGGGTTACCCATGACCTGGTCGACGGTGACGTTCTTGCCGTCGTCGATCGAGATGACGGTGTTGTTCGATGCCATGGGTCAGCCTCCCAGCCGGACGAGGACGATGTTGTCTGCGCCAGTGATCTTTTCGATGACACGGCCGACGATCTGGGTGATCTTCGCCTCGGCCGGGGCCTTCTTCACGGCGCCTGCGGTGTGAGCGACCACGAGGTCGCCCGGGTTGGCGGAACCGTTGGACTTGACCGGCACAACAGCCGGCGCCGACGCCACGGCCACCTGGTCGGTGCCGACGTACAGCACGCCCGGCGTCGGGGCGGCCTTGGGCGCGGCGTCGGTGAGTGCGACACCGAGGACCTTCTCGGAGTCGGCGGTCGCCGGCACGGCGCTGCGCGGGCCGACACCCGGGTGCACCACCTGGCCGCCAACGATGGCAGCTTCAGCGGTGTGGGTGATCCGACCCTTCTCGAACTTCACGGTGATTCCGGCCATGATCAGCCCTCCAGTCCCTTGTAGGCGTCGCTCTCGCGAACGTTCTTGATGCTGTCGGGATCCGGTTCGGTGGAGTGACCGAGTTCCGACAGCGGTACCGCGGTCTCGTCGGGGAGATCGGCGAGCAGCTTGGTGGTGCCCTCGGCGTCGGCCTTCATCAGCGCGAGGAAGTGATCACGGCGCGCGCCGGTGATCTTGCCCCTGTCGATTGCGTCGTTGACCACCTTCGCGTGCTCGCCCGCCACCTGACGGTCGCGCGCTTCCTTCCCGGCGGCGGCCTGGGCGGTCACCTCGTCCCACTTGGCCGAATCGACCAGACGCAGGCCGTGCTTGGCGGCAGCCTGGTTCAGGTCGCCGACCGAAGGCTCTCCCCCGCCGCCGTCTCCCGGTTCGCCGGCGGCGCGCTCGTCGAGTGCTTCGTCGAGCGCCTGCAGTGTGGTCTCGTCGTCCGCATCGGCGTCGATGCCGAGGCGCTCCGCGAGGCCTTCCTTCAAAGTGGCCACGGGGGCCTCCTTCCTTGACAGCCCCGCCGATGCCGCGGGGATGAACGGGGCCGGCGCCTGGCGGCGGCCGGCGTGAGCGAACACGCGAAGGTCGAATCGGGCCGCGGCCTTCTTCGACTCGTCCTTGGTGTCGTCGCTCTTCACGCGATCGGCGAGCCCGGCTTCGACGGCTTCGTCCGCCGTGTACCAGGTTTCGGCCTTCATCGCCTTGCGCCAGTCCTTGGCGTCGCCGCCGGTCTTCTCGGCGTAGATCGACGCGATGTTGTCGCTCGCGCGGCCGAGCCATTCGGCGTACTCAGCCATGTCGGTGGCGCTGCCGATGCAGAAGCCGCGGGCGTCGTGGATCATCAGCTCGGAGTTGCGGCACATCACGACCTCGTCGCCGGCCATCGCGATGAAGCTGGCTGCGCTGGCGGCGAGGCTGTCGACCTGCACCGTCACCGTCGCGTCGTGATTGCGCAGCGCGTTGGTGATGGCCAGCGCGTCGTACACGTCGCCGCCGGGCGAGTTGATGCGCACCAGGATGTTGTCGGTGTCGACGGTCGCGAGATCCTCGACGAAGTCACGGGCGCTGACGCCGCCGAACCACGGGTCGGGATCGATGACGTCGTAGATCAGGATCTCGGTGGTCGAGTCGTCGGCCTTGTTCGACGAGGCCTTGATCTCATACCAGCTGCGCCGCTCGGCCTTCGGGTGCAGCGCGGCCTGCCGATCGGTGTCGAGCTTGCGTGCTGCGGGCTGATTGAGCAGTTCGGACAGATTCACGAGGCGGCTCCCGGGGTTGGAACGGCGGGCGGGTCGGTGGGTTCGTCGGCAGTCTTGGCGGGCAGGCCGAGGCGCTGGCGAACGGTCTGCTCGACGAGCACGTCTGGCGAGAGGAGCCCGGCTTCGACGAGCATCTTCAGCCCAGCCTCGGTGAGGTCGCGGCGAGAACCGATCTCGTCGAACACCAGCCGCGGTGAGGGCTCGTCGACGCCGAAGTTGATGTCGACGAGGTCCTCGACGATGTGGGCGGTCGCGGTGTCGCGGACCCACTCGGCGGTCGTCTGCACCGATTGGGTGAAGGTGTGTTCCTGCACGCTCGCGAGCGCATACGATCCGCCGCCGCCCTCGAGGTTGAGGAAGTGCGCGAGACCGGCGATCGCGATCATGTTGTCGTGGTAGGCGATCGCCGCGCCGATATCGATCAGGTTGCCGTTCGGCGTGACCAGCTTCAGATCTGCGCCGTACGGCAGTCCGACTCCCGAGGTGTCGCCACCTCGGTACTGCTGCGCCATCTCGGCGAGCTTGTCGACGTCGCCCTGCTCCGCTCCCTCCGCGGCGGTCGCGACCGGCACGCCCATCCCGGTGCGCTTGATCGCCACCGCCTGGTAGCGGATCAGCTCATCCTTGAGGAGCCAATGCTTGTACGACGGCCGCAGCAGTGAGTTGCCCCACCAGACGCCCGGGTCCTGGTCGCGCGAGTACACGACCAGCCGGCCGATCGGAATCTTCAGCGGGTTGATCCCGTACTTCACAACACCGTTCGACGCTGGCGCGTACTGCTCGATCGACATCAGGCCGCCGTCGAGCGCGACGTTCCAGTTCGAGATCGTGCGCTGCGGCCGCGGCGCGAGCTTGCGCAAGAAGGTTCGGCCGGCCTCATCGGGCGGCCAGTACACCTGCTCGAACACGCTGTGCCCGTACGGCAGAGCGGTGAGCGCCTGTGGGAGGTGCTGTACCCACGAGAACTTGCCCTTCGTGCGTGTGGGCTGGGGCAGGTTGTCGCCGCCCTCGATCGGCAGGTTGAAGTTCTTCGCCACGAACTCCACGACCTCGTCGCGCGCACCGCTCGCGGCGACCCGCCACGGTGTTCGACGGATCGGCATGGTGATCGCCGCGTGTAGGGACGACACTCGGGAGTCCTCGCGCAGCATCCGGCCGAACGTCTCCACGCTCTCGGGCCATCGCAGATCGGGGACCCGCTCGTCCTGTACCCACTGGGGCCATCCGGGGTTGCCGGACGAGTCGGCGACGTAGCCCTTCTCGGAGAACGCGGGCTTCGGTGGCTTCACCTCATCCGCCATGGTCACCTCCTCAGAAAGCTGCTGTCAGAGCGTCAAATTCGCGCCGGCTGCCCACTCCGGTCTCGGCGGGCTGTTTCTGGAACACCGGGGATGGTGGCGGCCCGACCTCGATCCCGAACGCCTGTAGTCCCCAGAACGCCAGCGTCGCGGCCTGCAGCGGCGACAGCACGACGTCGGACTTGTAGTCCCACCCCCACGCGCCGCCGGAGAACTCCTTCTTCTCCGCCCCCATCAGCGCGGTCGTCAGTCGCGGGTCGTCCGCGTGGGACAGTTCGTGATTCACTGCCGCGGTGTAGAACCCCGAGCACGCTTCGGTCATCTGTGACGCCGATGTCAGCTCCGGTTCGATACCGGCGTTGGCCAGGTCGGGCACCAGCGACTTCGCCGGGCTCGTCCCGTTGATCACCAGCACACACGGGTCCCACCGGTTGATCAGCTCGAGAATCTTGCGCACCACCGCCCGCGACGGTGCCTCGTGGTAGCCGATCTCGAGCCGAACGAGGTCCTTGCCGTCCTTCTCGGTCCACGTCGCCGCCGCGATCGTCACCCACTTCTGATCGGCGGTCATGTCCACGCCGAGCGCGATCGACCCACGCACCGGCGGATTGGCTTGTCCCATGTCACCCCACAACTCGGGGTCGATGACCGGTTCCATCGACGTGACCTCGGTGGGCCAATCCCCGCGCCCGAGGTACTCGACGTCGAAGCTCTTGCGGCCCGCCGCGGTGGTCATCGCCTTGAACTCGGCGGCCAGCTTCTTGACGGTCTGGATCACCCCGAACGACGGGTTCGCCCACCGCCACGTCGACGGCTCCGACCGGTCGAGCTCCTCCGGCGCCATCCACTCGGCGCCGAACAGGCCTTCCTCGCCGGCCAGCAGACGTTCCCGGACCGCGGCGAGGACCTGCCCGTTCGGGTGCTGTTCCTGGTTCACCGCCGACGACGTGTAGATCGTTTGCGGGTCGTCGGCGGCCATCTTCGTCGGCGACAGGGCCGCCATGTCGGCCTCGGTCAGGTCGTACGCCTCGTCGTAGATGACCAGATCGACCTTGTCCAGACCGCGGCCGGCGTTCGCCGACCGGGTCGTGAACACGACCTTCGCCCCGGTCGTCAGCTCGATCGTGCCGCGGCCCTGGCTGCAGGTGTGTGACTCGACGAGCTTGTTCAGCCACGGCGTCGTCTTCACGATCGCCCAGGCCCGCTTCCACAGCGACTTCGCGGTCTCCCACTGGTGTGCCGAGAAGACGATGTTCTCGCCGAGCTTGAACAGCCCGTACAGCACGCGGATCACCAGGATCAGCGACTTGCCGTTCTGCCGCGGAACGATCAGGCAGCACTCTGGGTGCGTCCACGTCCCGTCGGGCGACTTCGCCATGATCTGATCCAGCGACCACGACTGCCACGGCATCGCCCGGATCCGGCCGGCGCGGAACGCCAGTAGGCCCGCCTTGCCGCCGAGCTCGGTATCGCCCGGGGTGAAGCACAACGACCGAGGAGTCTGGCGGCCTTCGAGGTTCGGCCACTCCTTCGCGACGATCTCAGCGAACGCCGCATCGACGTCGAACTCAGAGATCGTCGAGAGGGTTGCCGTCACCAGGGTTGTCCTGCTCGCTCTTCTGCCGGCGGACCTCGACGAGGATCTGACGCAACGCTCCCGCGGTCTGCCGGGCCTCCGCCGCCGCCGAGTCGATCTTCAGCTCGTAATCGTCGGTCAGAAGGCGGTGCGTCAGCCGCGCCCACGTGTCAATGTCGCCCCGCAACAACAGGTCGAACTTCGCCAGCCGATCTGCAAGCCTGCACGCCTCGATTACGAGCACAAGCAGCGAATATGGGTCCGATTCGTCCGCGAGATCGGCCCACAGCGCCGATCCGGCGGCCTCAAACGCCGATCCGTGCAAAAAAAATGCTGAC